TGTTTACTCTCTACCCCACACCCCATGATATGATTAATAGTGATGAAAAGTTTTTATCTCATTTATTACAACCGCTTGGTCTACACCACAAGAGAGCACACACATTAAGGAGATTTTCACAAGACTATATAAATGGTTTTCAATCCATTCAAGAGTGTTACGGCGTAGGTCAGTATGGTATGGATTCATGGAACATATTTCAATTAAACAAAATGACTAACCAATCAAACGATAAGGTATTACATCAATACCTTGAGGAAATCAAATGAAACAAAACATTACAATTACAGAATACATTATGATATTTATAATCATGACCCTCGTATGGTTCGGATGGGCACAATTTCAATTTTAGGAGTGAATATGAATGACTTGGAAAAAGGCGTTATGAGGGTGGGTATGTTAATCATTGTAGGGTGTATGATAATACTATACCTACAATTGATTAGTTGTACCAATCATCCTAATGGTGCCTTAAACCATACTCCACCATTAACGAGTATCAATGGTGAGATAGTAGAGGATTGGCCCAAACACAAACCCATAGATAAACATTACATTAAGGATGTCCGCGAAACCCTACACGAGTATTCATTACCTGTGATTATGCACTCCCATACCGAATTGGTTCAGTATTGTAAAATACATCATGGTTGGGAAGTCTTGAAAGCCTATTGGAATCACGACAAGGATGATTACGATTACTTCGTGAGGAAACATAAGAAGTTTTAGACGGCGGCGTATTAAAGAGTATTATGTCTTTTTTATGCGTATCTTTTTTATATGCGTTTTTTTCTTAACCCCTTTTTTTTAAACACTAAATGAAAACTATTAAATTAAACATAGATGATAAGGTGTATTACTTATTGAAAAGTATTAATACCGATAATTGGATATTGGATAGCTTTGTCAAACGAATATTGAAATGTATTGATGAGGGTATTGAGGAATACGACATGAGATTCAAATTTCAAAAGGATAAAATAAATGAAAAAAACACTTGACTCGTATACCAATTCCTTAGTATATTCTTATATGAGAAATGAGATAATAACTAACAAGAGGAATCAATAATGGATGAATTTAAAACACATAGTATTAAAACAAGGTTTGGAACTTTTACCATTGAGTATGGTGAATGTACCACAGGACCAGGTTATAAACCTGAGTACATGGTTGAGTTAAAGTTTAACGATACTTACTTAGGTCATACAATTATAGTAGGTGACCCAAGAGACATGGGTAGTGAGGCTATCGCCAAAGTATTTAATAACAATCAAGATAGAAGTGAAGTATCTGTGAGGTTAGCGTAATGAATGAAACTATGATAATGGATTTAGAACTAATCAATATACATTGTGAAAATGTAGATGATTCAATAGAACACTTGGGTATTACGGATACACCATTTAAGTTCGATGATGAATTAGACAGAATGGAGTTTATGGTTAAGATGTTATATAAGCATCCAAACCTACTCAAAGATTCGAAATGGACATTAGCTGAAGCCTAATGGAAGACTCTTGGTATCACATCAAGGCTAGGAATACCGATATCAACCAACCGAAAGGTATGGTTATAAAGTTTTGGTTATCAGGTACATCGGAAGATGATGTTAGAGAAAAATTAAAAAAGAAAACAGAAGTCAAGGATATAGAATGGGTAAGGAAAGAAACACCACCGTTTGTTTAAAGTGTGACAATACTTTATCCGACCATAGGGTTCATTTAGGTTATACAGAATGTTTAGATTGTAGTAAAGAAGAAAAGTATTCAGCTCATACGGTTTATCCGCACAAGACTGGTGGTTATGTACAACCTGTAAAGAAATCACAATCCGACAATCTCAAACGAATGGATAGACGAAGTGTTGGTGGTGGTGGTAAAATGGCCAAGGGTATCATGAAGGATAACTCTTGGGATAGGTGGTTGAAACAATATGAGGAAAGTAAGAACAATCCTAAACCAAAGAGAAAAGTTATATGGTCTACCCCAAAGGTTACTTATCTTAGTATGAGTGAATCAGAGGGTTTAATCCGTAAATATTATAATGATTGGGGATATCAACCCACATTAGATTATTGTAAGGAGTTGTATTTAGATGATAAGATATCTATGGTCACGAAGAATCAATTAACCAATATGATTACCGACCAACAGATGTTACCAAAAAGATTAAGAAAATGGGTTCAAAGAATAAAGTAAAATATAATGTAGGTGGAGTTATCGTGGAGACCGATGGTAGCTATGAGAATAAGTTTAGGGTTCTTCAAATGGCCATGGATAATTGGGCAAAGAAGAATCGTAATCTAAATATTGATTCACCTGAAGGTAGACAATATAGTAAGGATATGGATAGGTATGATAGACTAAAAGAGTTGTTTAGATATTACGCTCCAAACTTTCTTAATAAGAGTAAATGGTTTATCAAAAAGAAACATATGATAGAAGTAAACGAATTGTATAAAAGATATAATGTATAAAGGATTGTAGTAAGTATGAAAAAAATAAGACATAGTAAATTACCAATTACATTGGAGTCATTAGACCCATTAGATTATGAGATGTTACACACCATACAATTAAATCTAATGTACGATGAGAACGATAGTAGAGCAGAAAATCAAGGTTGTTGGAACGCTTGGGTAGACGAAGATGGTAATTGGTTCAACCCGTATAAACCTAATACAAATCAATTGGAGTTATTCGATGAGTGAATTTAAAAGTAAGAGACAAGAACTAATGACCATCACTATGGAAGAGTGTGGAGAACTGATACAGGCTTGTAGTAAGGCTATAAGATGTGGTACATACGAAAAGAACGATAGTTTGATACAAGAATTGTGTGATGTAAAATGTATGATAGATTTAATGATTGAAAATAAAATAATTACAACTATGGAATTAACCAATGGTTCTAATTTAAAGAAATTAAAATTAATGAAATATTCAAATTTATTTGGAGTGATAAAATGAAAGCAGACCTAATTAAAATAATAAGTGAACTCTATTCTATATTGGATGATATGAAGAATAGTGATTCACATAATCGAGTACAACTCGAAGCTACAATTGATGAATTGGAAAGAATGGTCTTAAATCTTGAAGAGTAGTTTTTCAAAAAGTGAAGAGCGAGTATACGACATAGTTGTTGAGAGAATAGAAACTCTTAGGGATTTGATAACCGATACTCAGCCAGAAGTTATGGGTTATGAATTAAATGACAACTATTTATTTCAACAAGACCAGATAGATATTGAAGAGATGATGAGACAATTGAACGAGAGAGACATTCATGATATGTCACAATTGATGATAGAAGCTAATCGTATTTTTAACTTTAGAAAGAGAGTCAAAAACGGTGAAGTTGATATAACGGATATCGAGGCTGGATACTTAGACGAGGTATTGAAAGAGTTGATTATGAAAGGTCAGAAGATTAATGCTATTAAACACTATCGGAAAAAGATGGGTGTGGTGGATAAAAACGGTGAAGTAAAGGGACCCTCATTAAAAGAGTCAAAAGAATATGTCGATAATTTACAAGAAAGATATAAATTAAAAAGTAGATATTAATTATGAAAATAACATTAGCACAAAGACATTTATTTAATGGTTCAAAACCTATCATGGAAATCAAAGGTGTGGATGGAAAAGTACAATGGGATGAATGTGATTTAAGTAATTGTCCACCATATAGATTAAAGGGAACTATGAATGCACATGGTAAGTTTCCACCATATAAGTATGAAGAGTTACCAACTGTATTTAAAGATATGAATGGTAACGAACATAACATTGATGACATTACATCATACATGAGTAGCAAATGAAGAAAAAATTTTTTGTAGATAACTTACTATATGTTGTAGATGGTGAGTTATTAAACCATACAGTTAAATTGTTATCCGCCTTAGAATTAGTAGATGAGGGTAAGAAAAAAGACGCTGTATTAAGATATATGATTAAGAGTATTATACAATGTTCCAACTATCCGACAGGTGAGGCTAACGATGAGTTGGATTATATTGAATTTGAAAATATGTTATGGGAAATGGGAATCAGATTACCCAATGAAGAAGACCCAAGAAACCAATATCCAGAGGAGGATGTATGAGTGTTATGAAATTAAACTTTGATTATACTGGTATTACTGCGAGTAATCCTGGTAATATTCTTCACCTTGAAGGTATAGATAATGATAAGATAAATGAAGAGGTGTTATCAAATAAAAATAATAGATTGGATGTCAACCCATTACAATCACATTACGAAGACACATATGTACCTAATTCAGAAAGTGTAGACCATCTATTATTTAAAATAGATTCAGAAGTAAAAACTAAGGTTGACCCCTTTTTACAGTTGGATACATTTTGGGCACATATATTACATCCAGGACAATCAACTATGTATCACAACCACAAAGAAGGTCGAGATGGTTTATCATTTGTATATTATACTAAGTATACCAAACAATCAGGTAATCTGATATTTGATTTTGAGGTTTTGGGTAAACGAGTGTGTTTGAGTATGGAACCAAGAGTTGGTGATTTAGTTATATTTCCTACTTGGATGCCACACTATACTTCAAGAAATGTTACTGATGATACGAGGATATCTATAAGTGGAAATTATTTCAAAATTTAAATATGGGGCTGTAGTTCAGTTTGGGAGAACGCTTCACTTGCACTGAAGAGGTCGCTGGTTCAAGTCCAGTCAGCTCCACAAAAGATTGATTAAAGAACTATATTAATAAACAAGCAGAAGCCTTATAAACAGCCTAAAATAGCTTTTGTTTTTATACATTGTTAGGCACGGTACGGATTGGATTATGGGAAGAAAATTAACAAGTTATAATGGAGAGGATAAGATATATACTCCTGATGAATTAGCAAATGCAATAGTTCAAGAATTAAAACCCAAAGGTATTGTATTAGAACCCTGTATGGGAGAAGGTGCTTTTACAAGGGCAGTATCTAAATATGGATTAGTTTTTGAGTGGTGTGAAATTAATAAAGGAATTGATTTTTTTGATAAAGAAACCACAAACGCTGATTGGATGATAACAAACCCACCGTTTTCAAAAGTGTTCAAGTTTATTAAGAAAGGAATTGAACTTGATATTGAAAATATAGCACTTCTTGTTACTATTAATACTATTTGGATGAATGGTAAGCTAAACTACCTAAAAGATAACGGTTATCAATTAACAAAAATATATTTAACGGAGTCTCCATACTTTAGAAGAATAGGAAATTGGAGACAAAGCGGTTTCTCTTTAGGTGTGCTATTAATACAAAAAACTAAAGACACCAAGCCAGTTAGAAGCACTTTAGATGTCGGTGAAATATTATGGTAGTATTGTGCCTAACGAATAGTTGTATGACAAATGTCGTGGTGTCCGAATGGTTAGGTAGCGGATTGCAAACCCGTGTATGTGAGTTCAAATCTCACCCACGACTCAAGGAAAATAGATGCCGTTAAGTGGTTGGTCAAGGAGACACAAACTCACTCATGGAAAAGAGAAAGAGGAATGGGATGGTAATTTTAGACAGCCACCCAAACCCAACTCGTATTGGACGAAGAAGAAAGGTGAGTGTCGATGGTGTGGTAAGAAAATCACCAAGACACCAACCGAAAGACGAGGTAAGGAAATCAATATGAGAAAAACTTGGCATGAAGATTGTGCTACCAAGTATATGGTCATCTACCATTCAGGTGAGGCAAGACGCCATGTTTGGTTACGAGATAGAGGTAAGTGTAAATCATGTGGTAAACAATGTACGAGACGAGGTTGGGACTTAGACCACATCAGACCTTTATTGGAACAGAAGGGTGTGAAGAAAAGTAAGTTGGATTGGACATACTATGGTTTGGATAATATGCAAACCTTATGTAAACCATGTCATAGAGAAAAAACAAACAAAGATATAAAGAAGAGGAAGTGATGGATTTTATTAGATTATATATTAAAACAGATGGTAGTAAGCTTTACCAAAGTAAGATAAATCTCGATGGAGATGCTGGTGTGGATTTATTTTTTCCAAACCGAGTCAATGTACCAATGGGAGAAACCTTACTTGTTGATTTCGAAATCAATTGTAAGATGGTTCATGTTCATGAATTAGATGATGGACACTTATTTGAAGAACCAACGAGTTTTATGTTAGTTCCAAGAAGTAGTATATTCAGAACACCATTACGACAAGCTAATAATATTGGTATTATCGATAGTGGTTATCGTGGTAGGATTATGGTTCCAGTAGATAATCGTTCTAATGAGGATTATATCATTAAACCTAAAGAAAGATTATTTCAATTAGTTCATCCATCATTAAAACCAATCAGTATTGAATTGGTAAGTGAATTAGATGACACAAAGAGAGGTAGTGGTGGGTTTGGTTCAACTGGTAAGTGATAAGATAGATTTACTGCGTAAGCTTATATTTATGTATATGTACAAACGACATTTGAAACGGCGTATAGAAAAGAATAACTTTGGACGGCGTGAAGAATGGTAGGAGAAGTTATATGGGAGCGAAAAAAGGACAGAGTTGGAATGAATACTTTGAAGAATGTTTTGAGAAGGTGTTAGATAAGTTAGACCACATGGATTTTAATGGTGAAGTTAAGTTTAACCCACCAAACCACATAGGTGGAACAAATGTGCATGTTTCAGCAGAACTAACAAGAAAAGGTGAGAATTTTAAATTACCACCACCCGAACCAGAGAAACCTAAAGAGATAAGAAAATTAACCGAGTTGGATTGGTTGAATATTATGCAGTATTATCAAATGTTATTCGATGGATTCAAAGGTGCAGATTGGAGTCAACAAGAAGTTAGACAACAAGTGGCAAGTGTTATGATTAAAAAGACGAGAGGGTTTTTTGAAGAAAACTATCCTGATTTGATAGAGAAAAAGAAAAGACCGATATTTGATGAAGAAGATTTTAAAAAATAATACTTGACTTTGTCAAAAATTATTCGTAAGTTCTAAGAATAAAAATTAAGAGGTTATAAATGAGATATGGTTATGCATGTATTAGTATGAAACTATCCTATCCACAAGAGTATGGTGGTAAGGAAAAAGGAGTTCAACCAATCACAACTGGTAGAACGATGATTCGTAGAACATTTGATACAAAAGGTGTAGATTATGCAAGTGAATTGACTTTACAAAATGTTAAAGACTTGAATGGAATTATTAGTTGGAATATTTTAGAAGGTTATGATTTCTACCGAATGAGTAGTGGACTGGCACCGTGGAAGACAGAATATGATTGGGAAGATTTGAAAGACTTGGATGAAATTAAATTATACTTTCATTCAGCTGGTACAATGGCAAAAACACATAATGTGAGGTTGACTTCACATCCTGGTCCTTTCAATGTATTGGTAAGTCCTAAAGACCATGTGGTAGATAATTGTATTAAAGACTTGACGATTCACGGAGATGAGTTTGATATGATGGGATTATCAAGAACACCATACAACAAAATTAATATTCACTTGGGTGGAGCTTATGGGGACAAAGAAGCAAGTATGAAACGATTTGTTAAAAACTTTCCAAGACTACCTGAGAGTGTTAGTAGTAGATTGACATTAGAGAATGATGACAAAGCTTCTATGTATAGTGTAAAAGATTTATACGAAGGTATTTACAAAAAAGTTGGTGTACCTATTGTATTTGATTATCACCACCACAAGTTTTGTACTGGTGATATGTCAGAACAAGAAGCACTTGAAATGGCTATCTCAACATGGCCCAAAGGTATTACGCCAGTTGTTCATTATTCGGAGAGTCGTAGTAAGGAACAAGAAGATTCAAAGATTAGACCACAGGCACATTCTGATTATGTTTACGACTTCATTGATAATTATGGTAATGACATTGATGTTATGATTGAAGCTAAACATAAGGAACTGGCCGTAGATAAGTATAAGTCAATACATTTGGTAGACCACTATGGTGATTTACCTTCACCAAGAGCATATTTATGAAAAAAAATATAGACCATATAGCACTACAAGTAAATAACATAAAAGAATCAGTTGATTGGTATGTAGAAAATTATGGATGTTCTATTATCTATTCAGATGATTCTTGGGCTATGTTACAATTTGGTAACATTAAATTAGCCCTTGTGGTTGAAGATGAACACCCATACCATATAGCATTTGAAATAGATGGGATACAAGGTAATGGTAGTAATTGGTTGTACCACCGTGACCATACAATTAGTAGATACATAGATGACCCAAGTGGTAATAAGGTAGAATTAATATGGTATCCAAAGTGGGATAAAACTGTTCGTGATATACACGGAAACGAATACGACCCAAAAAAGGCATTAAATAATGGACAACATGATTTCGTTGAAGATAATTAATACATAGGAAAGGACTTATGAAGGAAATTAAAAAGAATAGTCAAGAGATTATTAGAGTAGAAAGTAAGGAATACAAAGGGAATAAGTTTCTCGATTGTAGGGTTTACTTTTTGGATAAGGTAACACAAGAATACAGACCAACTAAAAAAGGTATTTCTTTTAATCATGGTGTGGCTAAAGAAGTCATAGAGGCACTATTAGAGGAAATGGAAGAAGATAGATGGGATAGCTTTGAGACTAATTAAATGAAACAACAAGACAAAATCGGAAGATTAGACAATAGAGTTAGAAAACTCGAAAAGAAATTAAAAACCTTTATGGAACAATGGGGTCCTGATGTACAAAGGAAAAGAGACGAAAGAGATGCAAGGTGGGACGAGATGGTAAAGGTATTACAGATACAAGAAAGGAATAAGAAATGAAGTATAAAATAGGTGTGGATGTAGATGGTGTCATTAGGAATTTTTCATATGACCTATACTCCACAATAAAAAAACATTATCCTCAATATATAAAACCTGGTTCAGAGAATGTTTATTCTGTTGAAGAAGTGATGAAAGAAATGACCGATTGGGATTTAGAAGATAGTTTTGATGCCTCAAGAGAAGAAATAAAAAGAATTTACAGAGAAGAACATGCCGATACTATCTTAAGTAATGGAACACCATTTGAGGATGAAATCAAAACATTAAAAGAAGAGATAGCTAAAGACGAACATACATTTGTTTGTATTACATCTCAACATCCAACTTGTTCACACCACACATTAACATGGTTGGGTAAGTATGGTTTAAACTTTCAAACTGTTTATTTCAGAAAGGGTATGAAAAAATGGATGGTGGAGTGTGATTACTTAATAGATGATTCACCAAACAATTGGAAATATTGGAAGAATGGTAGAGGTGGTGATAAAAACTTTTTACTTATGAATCAAAGATGGAATGAAAAAGTTAAATCAAGTAGTAGAGTAAATAATATAAAGGAAGCAATAGAACTAATAAATGCACAATAAACTCGGACATTATATTTGGAGAAGGATGCAGGCAGATAATATTAAACCTGAGCGTAGAAACTCTAAACCAAGAGATATGATGTCAGGCTTGTTTATAGGCCCGAAAGACTTTCAAAGATATGTAAATGATTATTTTGAATATGGTATAGATTATTTCGGAGATGACGATTTTTATCAACCAGAAGATTTTGTAGAAAATAAAATAGATGTCTATTGGGATGAAGCAGATGGGAGAGAAGAATAATGGATGCTAGAGATTTAGTAGAACAAGAAAATTTCGAAGTACCTGAACTTAAAGATATTGAAATCACAGAGAGTGCAATAAATAGATTATTACAAGTCGGTTACAAACAAGTTGAGTTTAGTGTTGAAGGTGGTGGTTGTAGTGGAATGAACTACAAGATGATTAAATTTGATAGGGAACTCAATGAAAAAGACAAGATAATCAAAGAGGGTGAATTAGAATTAATCATACCATTTAGTAGTTTTGTTTATTTAATTGGTACTCAAATAGATTATAGTGATGACCTTTTAAATGGTGGTTTTAAATTCACAAATCCTCAAGCTAATAGAACTTGTGGATGTGGAACATCATTCTCGGTATAGGAGTAAAAATGCCACAGATAGGAAAACAAGGATTTAATCCTTACTTACATAAACCAATTCCTAAACATAAAATTGAAAGAGCTATCAATGAGAATGATAGTATGACTAAGGCGGCTCAATCACTTCATGTTGCATATAATACATTTAAAAAGTATGCAAAACAATATGATTTATGGAAACCAAATCCAAGTAACGCTGGAATTACAAGGGTAAGAAAATTTACTTGGAATGGAAAGAAACCATTGGATAAGGAAATCAAATTACAGAAAGAATTGATTAAGGAATTTATCAAACCACAGAGGTGTAGTGGATGTGGATATTGTGAATACAGAAAATCAGATATGTTGAGTCCATTGATTGTTCATTTTGTAGATGGTGATGTACAGAATAAAAACCCATCCAATATAAAATTCTATTGTTATAATTGTTATTTTATAAATTCAGATTTAAAACACCGAGTTCATAATCCTGATATAGGAGATACATTCGAGGAACAAGAACAAATTACGGAAGACAAAATAACAGGTGATGATTTAGCTGCCGAACTCGGTGAAAAACTCTCAGATTTGTTTGGAAAGAATTGATGGATAGTAAATTATACACATTAGTAATGGCATTAGGAATGAGTTTTTTGGGTAATATAATTGCTTGGTTCCATATGAACGCACAATTTAGATGGGAATGGGCAAAAGGTATTTGGTGGGTAATCTTAGGTGGTATCCCAGTAAGTATTTTATTTTATTATTCAACAAGAATGTTTTATGAATACTATGGTAATTATTGGGCTGTCAGACCTGTTGGTTTTGGAATAGGTACTATGGCCTTTGCATTTTTAACGGCTATGTTTTTAAATGAAATGCCAAGTCAAAGAATAATAATATCACTAATATTAGCAAGTGTTATCCTTTATATCAACATAGCACCAACACTAAAATAATACTTGACATTATCAATATTTTTTTGTAAATTCTAATTGAATTAAAAAGAGGTTACAAAATGAAAAAATGGTTATACTCGTTTCTACTATTAGTAGCAACATTAAATGGACAGATAAAAATAAAACCTGTTGATTCGTATGGGTTAAAAAAGTTAGGTAGGAATACCTATGTATTGAAACTCAATGATTCACGACAAACACTCGTAAGATTAACTGGTGTAGTTGAGGATAAGGGTTATCATAGAGTTGTTTGGAAAACCGATAGGAAGTATTGGTGGAGTAATGGATTTGCACAAGATGAGTTCAAAGTTGTCAATCCATATACATATTCAAAACCAAATGGTGAAGTCAATACAATGTTCGGGCCTTTACCTGAGATGAAAGGAAAAACTGTTGCCATTACTGCATCATATGAAGGTGGTTCAGATAAGATTTACATTAAACTTAGATAGTTATATGTATGAATGATAAAGAAAAAAAAGTTATGGATAGAGTATCCAAAGGTGACTACAAAGTACAACCTCATTTTCCTGAAGAGGTTAAGGTTGCAGTAGAATCCTTTTTTAAGGCTACAGAAATGATGCTCAATGAGGAGTTAGACCATGTACCAGCTGAGTACTTGGGAAATTTACTAAAGACCTTGGCCAAGTATCCTGAGTACAATAAAATAACTTTAGATTTAATTAAGTCTATGAAAGAAGGAGATGTTATTTAATGGTTACAAAAGAAGTAAAGACATTAGTGTTAAAACGAGTTCCACCAGGAGACCAATGGACAGATGCAAATGGAGAGTCAGCTGTATTTGAAAGTCTAACAGATGGATTAGAATATTCGTTTCAAAAATCAAATGGTAAAGATACAGAATTCCATTTAAGTGCATTTAAAGGTGAAATATTTGCTGTACATAGTATAGAAGAGCCAGATGCACCACCACCACCAAAACCTCGATACACTATGTATGGTGAAGAGATAGAGCCTCAGTAAGGAGAAAAATAATGAGTAAAACATTTCAAATTATCGTAATAATATGGATGGCTTTAACAATAGTCGAAAGTATATACACTATTAAAAATAATGAAGTCTATATGAAACGACAAATAGAGTTAGACGATATGGACAAAAAATTAAGTAAACGATTGAAAGTTTATGAAACATTATCAAATCCTAAAACGGTACAATTCTATGTTGCCGAGTTAAATAAGATTGTGGATAATATGCATAGACTTGGAAAGATAATAGACAATGGTGAGGAAATAAATGTCGTACTTACTCGTATAGAGAAGACATTAAAACTTCTTGAAAGTCAATGGGATATCACACTTAATAATGATTTAGATATGAAAGAAACAATTAAACTTGTTAATAATCATATTAAAGAAGTTGATAGTAGAATTAGAACAGATTTGGAATCGGTGTTGAATAAAGAACTCGAACAGATAGATTTAAGAATCGTTAAACAATTCGACCAAATAGAAAATGACTTACGAGATATTAGAAATTTATTAACTCAGATAGAAAATTCTAAGATTGGAAAAAAGATTTTCAACCAATGAGAGATGATGTAGTATATAATAAATGGGATAACCAAGTTATGGTAAAGACCGCAGGAGACCTAATTTATATTGTATGTCACAAAGAAGAACAACAAGAAAAGGTCATTCAAAAGATGACAACTGATAATTGTTTGTTAGAGAGTTACGAGGTATGGGAAGATGAAAAGACAATCCTAACCTTTAGAGTTTTAGATAATTATGAAATAACACCCGAGTTAAATTAATGGATAAGTTAAAGAAAATAGATTTTAATATACTACCTAAATGGTGGTCAGTTATAGTTTGGATATTGATTGGATTATTTGTTTTACTACAGCCACTCAATGGTCAAATAGTAAAAGTATTACCTGAGATTGTACCATATAGATTGGTTCCATCTGGTGATAATTTCTGTCATATGGAAATAGAAATAGTACACCCTCAAAGTTTTAGACATATGTTGGAAATACAAAAAGAAGAAACAATTGAGATATTGAAAGAAAGAGCGGCACACGAGATGATACAACCACATGAACAAGGAACTATTTTCAATATTGATAATAAGGATTATTTAATGTTTAGATTACCATTCGATGTAACATATTCTGAATGGTATGGTAGAGATACAAAGTATGGAGAATACAGATGAAAATAGATATTCATTATTGTACACAATGAAACTATGAACCAAGAGCTCGTAGTTTACGAGATGAATTACAGAATCATTATGAAGGTACATTTGATGTATTAGAAATTAACTTAGTAGAATCAAGTGGTGGTGCATTTGAAGTATTTGTAAATGATAACTTAAAAGTATTCAGTAAGTTAAATGTAGGTAGGTTTCCTAATAGTACATTTGAGGTTACTAAGACTATAGATGATTCAATACACGAAGGTCGACTTCGTTAGTATATACTATTTCTGCCCCAATGGTACTTATTAGTAATAATATATATTAAAAAAATAAAAAATAAATCAATAAAAATTAAAATAAGCCTTGACTCGTATAGTATTTTATGTGTATATTCTTATATGAGAAACAGAGGAAATATGAAAAACTTAAAACACTTCAATACTTCACGGAGTTTAATTTCTAACTCCAATAATTATTCGTCTTTTTGGATGGACAATGAATTTGATTTTGATAGGAAAACTTCTATCTTTGATGAGGAGGATGTCAAACCAAAAACAGACTTAATCGCTCTTAGTTCTTACAGAAGAGCAATCGGTAACTTTGTTCGTATCGTTACTCAAAAAGATATTCCTGTAACTTTCAAATCAAGTGGTGATTCTTACACCGATGGTAAAAAAGTTGTTATCTCCGCTAAGATGGATGATAAGTCTTTCGACCCGTCTGTTGGATTAGCACTTCATGAAGGTTCACACATTGTTCTTTCAGATTTTGACTATTTGAAAGACCTTGAAAATAATACTCCACAAGAGTTATTCCATGTTGGGGAAACTAAAGGTTACTCAAGACAAGATGTATTAGGTCATGTAAAAAACCTACTTAACTATGTAGAGGATAGAAGAATTGATAACTATATCTTCACTTCCTCGCCGGGTTACAAGGGTTATTATCATTCAATGTATGACAAGTACTTTCATTCTAAAGTAATTGATAAAGCACTTGGTACTGATGAGTATACTGATGAAAATATGGATTCTTATATGTTTCGTATCATTAACCTCACCAACAAAAATACTAATCTTTCAGCACTTAAAGGTCTTCGTAAAATTTGGACTACTATTGACCTTAAGAATATTTCAAGACTTAAAGATACCGAAGACGCTTTTAAAGTCGCTACTGAATTACTACATACTATCTTTAAGAGTCTACCTGACGCTGAAGTTAAGATTAATGAAGATGGTGAAGAGTCTTATGAACCAGCACAAGATAGTGGTAGTGGAATGGATAGTTCTAATGGTGGTAGTGGTGATTCTAATGAATCTATTTCTGATGAAGATTTCCAAGACTTATTAGATGGAATTGAAAGTGGTGAAATCAAGTCTCAACCAAAATCTCAACCTAAAGAAGAAGTTACTGAAACTCCTACAGATAAAAATTTACTTTCTGATTCACAGAAGAAACAACTTGAAAACGCAATCAAGAAACAAAAAGAGTTCATGAGTGGTAAAACTTCCAAGAAGAATGTTACCAAGAAAGAACTACAAGACTTACAAACAATCGAGTCAAGTGGTATGAGTTATGTTGAGGTTGGTGATGGACTTACAACTTGGGATGGTAAGAAACAAAGTACTAAGTGTATTGTTGTTCGTGAGTTTACAAAATCACTTGTAGATAGTGGTACTGTTTCTATGGTATCAAAGTGGAAAGGTGATAGATACGATGATAATGTTGAAAGTGGTTATGATACTGATTACATCGCTAAAGGTATTAGACTTGGTACTGTTTTAGGTCGTAAGTTACAAGTTCGTGGTGAGTCTCGTGAAACAAAGTGGACTCGTTTAGATAGTGGAAAGATTGATAAGAGATTAATTAGTGAGTTAGGTTTTGGTAACGATAGGGTTTTCTCTAATAGTTTTATTGAAGAATACTCAGACGCTTTCCTTCATATCTCAGTTGACGCTAGTGGTTCAATGGGTGGTTCAAAGTGGATTAACACAATGACTTCTGTAGTCGCTATATGTAAAGCAATTGATATGGTAAATAATGTTGATGTGGTTGTTAGTTTTCGTACTACTCAAACAAGTAGTAATGGTCGTACTCGTAGAGGTGATACAACTAAACCACTTATCTTAATCGCCTATGATTCTCGTAAAGATTCCTTTATCAAAGTAAAAAACTTGTTCAAGTATCTTGATGTCGCAGGAACTACTCCTGAAGGTCTATGTTACGAAGCTATTATGAATGAAATTGTACCAACTACGAATGATAGAGATTCTTACTTCCTAAATTTTTCCGATGGGATGCCGATGTTTGGTAATAACGAAGTTGATTATCATGGTGATGTCGCACTTAATCACACTAAGAAAATGGTTAAAGAAATTCGTAATCGTGGAATCAAAGTATTGTCTTACTTCGTAAGTGATTCAAATTGGGGTAGAGAAAATGACTCAAAAGCCTTTAACAGAATGTATGGTAAAGACGCTGAGTATATTGATGTAACTTCTGTTCTATCGGTTTCAAAAACTATGAACAAAAAATTCTTACAGAAGTAATGTTTATTGAAATAAGAAAATGGTTACACAATAGAAAATCAAATACACCAATGTGTCCTTGTGGGTGGAGAATGATTCCATCCACTCGAAAACATTTTGAACAATATTGGATATGTAAATTTAAAGAATGTACTTGGGAAGCATTCGCAACAACAAGTTATAGAATAAGGTTTTGGAGAAGTTAATGAATAGAAGAAATTTAATTATATTGTCAATGATGGTATTGGCAGTAATAACAAGATTATTACCACATCCACCAAATGTAGCACCGATAACTGCAATAGCATTATTCGGTGGATGTAATATCAGAGATAAAAATTTGGCAATGGCCCTACCATTATTATGTATGTTTATAACTGATTTGTTTTTAGGATTTCATATTATAATGCCATTTGTGTATATGTCATTTATGATGATTTCATATATTGGTATTAATTCTAAAAAGATTACCAATGGAACTATATTAGGTAGTTCGTTATTATTCTTTTTACTTACAAACTTTGGAGTTTGGTATTTAGGATATCCAAATACATTAGCAGGATTGGTAAGTTGCTATACATTAGCATTACCATTTTTCGTTAATACAATAATTGGTGATTTATTTTTTACTCATACATTGAGTTATAGTTTTTTAAAGATAAAAGATGGAGTGTTAGTTAATGAATAAGAAAATGAAAGCGTTAGAGAAAGCATCTAAGGTAAATTTTAAATTTGAAAACATGGATAGTGAAACACAAGAAGCTATCAAGAGTTTAATAAATCACCTGATGGTAAAACGAGAAGAAAAAAAACTTGAAAAAAATGAAAAAAAGACTTGACTCATATAGGTTTTTATGTGTATATTCTTATATGATTGATGAGAGAATCACTAACAAAATAACTAACTAATAAGGGTTTTAAATATGAATAATAAAATTGTAGTAAAAATAGAAAAGAGTGGTAATAGGTTCAACGCCTTCGATAAGGATGGTAACAAACTTACCTCTGAAATTATCACTTCAACAAGGAAGTCAGCTTATGAAGCTGGAATGGCACTTGAGAAAAGAAGTGGTAAAAACGATAGAGTTTACTGGTGGAAGGTTCCAATGAGTGAATTTGAACAAGTGATTGTTCCTGATGTTTCATCTGTTGATGTTCCTTCAGACCACGCTGAAGTTCTTAACTTCATCCATAGTTCTTATAGTCTTAAACCTAAAGGTTTGGTGATGAAAGAATTGAAGTGGAAGTACTTGGTTCGTTCCGCTGTTCGTGGTAAGAATATTTTGATGACGGGTCCCGCCGGTTGTGGTAAAACAATGGCAGCTAAGTCATTGGTTAATTCACTTGACCGACCTGACTTCTACTTTAACTTAGGAGCGACACAAGACCCGCGTTCATCTTTGATTGGTAACACTCATTTCGATAAAAAGAAAGGTACTTACTTTTCAGAAGCACTATTCGTGAAAGCGATTCAGACTCCAAACGCTGTGATTCTTCTTGATGAATTATCAAGAGCTCATCCAGACGCTTGGAACATTCTGATGACCGTTTTGGATAGTGGACAGAGATACTTGAGACTTGATGAGTCAACTACTCAAGAAACCGTACCTGTCGCAGAAGGTGTTACATTCGTCGCGACCGCTAACATCGGTAATGAGTATACTTCTACTCGTGTTATGGATAAAGCACTTATGGATAGATTCATAACTGTTGAGATGGATGTGTTGAACTCTGATGAAGAACATGGTTTACTTGATTATATGTTTCCTCATGTTGATTCAGAAATGTTGAAGTCTGTTTCAGAAATCGCTTCCTCTACTCGTGTCGAGTCTAATAGTGAAAGTGGTAGAATCACAAGTGGTATTTCCACTCGTACTTCTGTAGAAATCGCTGGATTACTCTACGATGGGTTTGGTCTTGATGAAGCCGCCGAGGTTTGTGTTTACCCACAATACTCAAATGATGGTGGTGTTGAATCCGAGAGAACCTATGTAAAACAATTGGTTCAGAAGTATGTGAATGATGGTAGTTCAAGTGACCTATTCAACGAAGAAGAAATTGAAAACGCTAATGGGGATATGTCTTAATTGACATATCCTTTAATTATAGGAGAATATAAGAATGAAAAAAATGTCTAAACAGCAAGTATCTATGATAGATAAGTTAACCGAGATTGATGGTTACGCCAATGAAGATGTAAGGTTAACGATGATTGATTCAATCGTTACATCTTTGAAAAAAGGTATCTATCCAACAAAGGTATTGTCTCGTGTAGAAACTCTGATTGGAAAACATCAGAGAATTAAAGCGAAAAAACAAAGGATTAAAAAGGGTTATTAGTTAGTTCCTCTCTCGCGAAGTGGGGTTACCCTTCCCCACTTCAATTTTTCGAGAGTGTAAATATAGGTACAATGATATGAAACATAAAGAATATAGTAAAGGTTGGTGGAAATCTCATTATGATAATGGGGCACCATTAAATAAATTATATCTTAATCCACCAATTGATGGGGTTGAAATATTAGAACCAAGATTAATGTGTTCTAATGATTATGATAAAGATATGTTCAATAAACAATTTAGAGTCGGAGATGCAACAGATAAACGGAGATTCAGATTACAAAAATCATTCAAAGATTATGATTTTAATGAACATCTACCAACTTGTATTGTAAGAGATGAGAAACAAATACCCGCAAAATTAGATGGATTTGGTAGAGAGGTATTACTTTCAAATTCAAAAAACTTCTTTATGAACAACATTGTTAAATGTCAAGACGCAGATGTGGAAGAAAAATTAAGAGGTAGGTTAAATTCAAGGAAGTATAGTAAAGATAATTCTGATGATGATTTAATACATTCCTGTTTAAAGGCAATAAATAAGACTTGGATTTCAAATAGTGAAAGTGATGTTACAAAAAGATTGATAGTGATGGAACCATATTTTATGGATTCAAGTAGGGTAGGTAAACTCGCAAAAAAGATTTGTAAATTTGCAGCCAAAAAAGGACATAAGAAAATAGTAACTTATCCTGGTAGTTTTTATTCACCATCATCCTATACTCTATTTGAAGATTGGATTGAGAACACTTGGGAAAACAAACCAAAACACGGCTGGAAAGTTAGGGGTAATAAAGGGGCACAACCACCTAAATATTTTTTTAATGAAACAGGACAATGTTATCAAACCGAGTTACAGCACGATAAAGATTATATAGCAAGATTTTTACGACAAGTTCTTAAAAATTGGCAGAACGGATACCCAACAGAAGTTCTTACTTACATCCATACAAAAATAGATGATGTAAAGGGTCTGATGAATAAGAGAATATCATTCAATAACGCTATTAAACAAGAATGTGATTTATGGGATGATGCATACTTGAATGTAAATGGTAATACAAAAGGTTTACCTTGGGATGAAATGATTATCAGAATAGGATGGATACCACAAGATAAACGAAAGGTACACCGAGGTGGTGAAAAACAAACAAGGTCTATACAAATAGGGAGTATCTAATGAAAGAAATAATAAAAGAAGTATTGGATGGTATGAGTGGTTCTCAAATGAACCTCGAATCAGATGGAGCAAGAGAATTAATATCTTCCACGATATCAACAGAGTTAAAGAAACGAGGTCATTACAGAAAATTTCCAACTGATAATAATGAAACAAAACATTTTGCAGATGGGTTCCACGAAGGTCGTTGGGAAGAAGATATGGAAAGACATTCTTTTCCTGGTTTAGATGTAATACTCAAAGAGAAGGATAGGTTAGTGGAACAGATAAGTGATACGAGACCTGATGGAGATGGAACCGAGTGGATATATGAATCCTCTGATGGTGGTAAAACTATTTACAAAAGAGCTGTAGGTAGTGATGAAAAAATATTAGTAAAGGATATTAATGATGAACGGTAATCACGCATTCAAACAAGAAAGTGCACAAGGTAAGGTAAATGAAGATTACCTTAGAGTTTATGTAGAAGATAAAAGTGGTTGGAGTATCGATGGTAAAAATCGAAACACCGATGTTGGAATTAAGTATACAGCTAACTATTCCGACCTAAACGATATACCACTTTCAAACTTAGATAAATCAGTACATTGGGATTTTGTCTTTGAAACTCTCCAAGATGATAAGGTTGTACCGATATTCTTTGATTGTAAATCTACTGGTTGTGCATCAAAAGATGCAACCGATATAGCATTAAAGGCACAATGTTTTAGAAATAAATTTCCGAATTGTGAAATACATTTAATATATAATGGACTAAAAGATAAGTATTGGTCTCAATTGGATAAGTTGGTGGATAGTGGTTTAATTACAAGCTACTCAACAGATGGACTTGGTGATGAAATATTCGATATGATATTCAAAGACAAGACTATACTTGAACCGAATATAAATAAATTCTTTTAATGAAAGACAAATGTGTAACTTGTGGAGTAGATAGTATCTACGATACTTGGGAACATATAAAATTTAGAATAGGTTATATCAAAGGTGTTGGACAATTATGTTTAGATTGCCTACATGAGATATATTTTAAAAAAAATAAAAAAACAAATAGAGGTTAGAAGTGAAAAAAGAAAGATGGTCAGAGTTTGATAAATTCGTTGTAATGGGAGACAAATCAAAACATTATATACGAAGTGATTATCCAGCGTTTTTAGATTATAAGGTACTGAAGAGTGTTGTACAAAATGTCGTAAAAGGTCAACCAGCAGATAATTATTATCACAATGGTGTTACACTTGACTTAGGTGTGACTCGTAGTACAATTGATAAGATTTTCGATAAGATGGAAAAATTACTTTGGGATGATGATATTATGATTATTGCAAAGGTACTTGGATTAAGAAATTTAAGAGTAGGTTAATTTGAATAGTTTTTCTCTTATCGGTATAGGAGAAAAAAATGGCAAAAAAACCAGCGTCGTTTGAGTATAACGGCACATTAGTTAGAGTTTTAGATGGAGATACAATAGATTGTTATATTGATTTGGGTTTCGATTTAAAAATTAAAAAGAGAATTCGATACATGGGTATTGATACTTGGGAAAGTAGAACAAGAGATTTAGCTGAAAAAGAAAAAGGTTTGGCGGCTAAAGCTCGTAACAAAGAGTTATTAGAGGCTGGAACTTTTAAAATTGTTTCACATGGAACTGGTAAATTCGGTAGAGTGTTGGGTGAGATATTTGTTTCACCAGATGCAGTAGGACATGAAGTATCAGAGAATGTTGATAAGTCTTCTGATGGATTAGTTAGTATAAATGATATATTAATTAACGAAGGACACGCTTATGAATATGATGGTGGTAAGAAGAAGGCGTTTGTATCAGAGATTGAAACAGAAAAGGCAGCTAAGAAAGAAGATTTGGTTGATAAACCAGCCGAGGAAAACTCGTAAGGATAAGTATGATATATGAAATAGTTGTTCCATACAAAACCTCTACAACAACACAAATGTATAGGTATTATAGGTGGGATGAATGAAGTATACGGTTATAAAAGATTACCCAACAGCAGAGGGTATATTATATAAAGGTGAGTTAGTAACTGAACACGAGAGTAAACCTAACGGTCATGTTAGGGTTAAAGACACTATGGGCCGTATTTGGTTTATTCCAAAAAAGATACTACGAGAATACAGAATTTAGCAAAAAAAATATGTTTTTTATGATTTAATTATATATATATTATTATTGAGATATAATACGCACAATTGTGGTAGAGTATCTCGATATTTGTATCGCTCAAATGAGGATACAAGTTTGACTACAAAGTAAACAAAACAAGGAGAAACAAAATGACTAAAGTAGTTTTAAATCGTGCATTCCCTATAATCGATAGGGATTCTTTTTTAACACCATTTGATAGGATGTTTGACCAAATCGTGGAAAGTAACTTTCCTGATATTAACAAGTCCGTTGGTGTTAAACCATTTCAAGGTTCAGCATATCCAAAGGTAAATGTATACGAATACGATGATAAAATCGGTGTAGTAGCAGAGATACCTGGTTTGGATAAAAAAGACTTATCAGTAGAAGTCGAAGATGGTGTATTAACTATCTCAGGTGACAAACATGGTTTGTTTGATGATGAGGGAGCCAAGGTTATTCGTAGGGAATTAAAACATTCATCATTTAAGCGTTCATTCGAATTGGGTGAACTATTGGATGGAGATAATATTAAAGCATCTTTTAAAGATGGTTTACTATCCATTGATATTCCTAAAACCGAACCTGAACTTCCAAAGAGGACTTCAGTAAAAATCTCATAATTAATGAGGAGGTGTTTTTCCGTTCTTTTCACATATAATCAAAGCAACGGGAAAGTGTGTAGCGTAAGGGTGGCCTCATTAATCCATAGGAGAACTTATATTGGGTAGATTTAACAAATTAATAAAAGTTAATGATACCCTATATGAGTGCATTGGTGTACAATCCGTAGAATCAACTAATGAAAAGGGTACAGAATATTGGAAACAATGTTGGAATGTCGATGCTGTATTGAGAAATGGTAATGATTTTTACTTTGTGAGAACTATTCTCGATGCTGAATTTACGGACATTTAAAGAAAATTCAACTATTTATATACTGAGGAGAATTAAATGCCAAACAAACCAAATAAATTATTTGATAATTTGATTAAAAAACTCAAAGAAATTGAAATTGAACCTAAAGTATTACACGAAACAGATGATGAACGGATTGAGGAATATACTTTACCAGTTGAATTTTTTGATGAGTTAACAAAGGATGAAAGGGATAGTTTATATTGTTGGTTAAACAAGGATACGATAGCACAGGCATGATGTGGACTTTCAAGAGGAATTAAAAAATAAAAAACTTAAATTAAAATCAGATTATCTAAGAGTAGAACTCGAAGAAACACAATGGATATTTCGGAATAGTCTTGTTGAATTTCAAAACGATTTTGTTGAATATTTAGAAGACTTCGACCAAACTAAAAAAGTATCAAGAGTAGATGAAGATATAGAATTTGATATTCCTAAAGAAAAAGTAAACAAAGTATTTAAAAAGATAGCCACAAAAACCCATCCTGATAAGAACATCAACAATGATGATAGTGATAGGTTAGTGGAACTATATAAAGAAGCTCAACAATCAGTTGAAAAGAAAGATTGGTCAAGAGTTACTCAGATAGCTGAGGAACTTGAAATTGATATTACTGATGTTGAGGATAATGATTCTGTATTTTTAGAAAAAAGTATAAACAATATAGAATCTAAAATTAGTGAAATAAAACAAACATTCGCGTGGTTGTGGGTTCATTCAGAAAAAGAGAATCGACCTCAACTTAAAAAACACATATTGAATGTTATGGGTGTAAAGGAGAAAGAAAATGGCAACAAGTAATGAATTATTCAATCAGTTAAGTGAATTATGGGAATCATTTGAAGAAAACCATAAAGTAAATGCTGAAAGGGGTAATAAAGCGGCTGGTGGAAGAGCTAGAAAATCTATCGGTGAAATTAAGAAACTTGTTACTGAGTATCGTAAAGCTTCAGTTGAAGAAGCAAAGTAAAGTAAAGTAAATTATGTTAAGAAAAGACCAAATCGAAACTAAACTCGACCAGTTACAAACACAAGTTGAACGATTGAAGGCGAATTATATAGGCCCAAATGGTGCAACAATTCCACCTGATATTTTCTTTAGGGAAATGTCAAATATCGAACAACTTGTAGAGAGAATACAAAACCTAATAGAAATAGAAGATTAACTAACGGAGAAAAAGTGTGGAAACTAAGAATAGTAGGTTATTTCCATATTTAGTTGGCCTTGCGGCATTTTTAGTCGCAGGTTCAGCAGCGTTTTATTCAGTATTTGGTTTATCAAAACTCTTTAGTGGAGCGGCCTTAGCAGTAGTAATCATGGCTGGTTCACTTGAGTTTGCCAAGTTGGTAACAGCATCATTCCTATACAGATATTGGGATGATATAAATCGATTCATGAAAACTTATTTAATCATAGGAGTGGTAACTCTTGTGGTGATAACGAGTGCTGGTATCTTTGGCTTTCTATCGAATGCCTATCAAGGTGCTACAGCATCATTCGAAAAGGAATCGACTGCCCTATTATATAAACAAGATAGGTTAGACCAACTAACAGAAGATAAAAAATTCTTAAAAGAAGAGTTGGAAGCGGCTGTTGACGAACTACCAGATAATTACAGAACTGCTAAAAGAAAACTCAGAGAGGAATACCAACCAAAGATAAATCAAATCAATGAGGATATGATGAATCTTAAACAAGAGGTTGGTGACTTGAAGATAGCCTTGGTAGAAACTGGTGTTGATGTAGGACCTGCAATATTTCTTGCGAGAGTATTCAACACAGATGTGGATACGGTTGTTAAGTATTTTATCTTTATGTTAATAGCAGTATTCGACCCACTTGCTGTTGTATTGGTCATATCTTACAACCTTACGCTACAAGTTAGGATGAGAGATGAACAGGGCCCTGATGAATCTGAAAAAACAGAAAAACAGAAAAAGAAACCTAAACGACTTGGATTATATAAAGAAGGTAAATCTATGATAGAGAAGGTTGTAACGGAAACATTTAAACCTGAAAAGGAAGAAGTAAAAAAGTCTAAAAAGGTTACACAAGAAGAAGAGGAACCAGGTGGTGGAGTATTCGAACCCGAAGAAAAACCAACTAAAACTTTTGGTCGAGGGGCAATAGTACATAACAAATGATAAATCATATAATATTATTTATAATTCAATTATTACATTGGTTATTCTTAATATCAACCATAGTAACAATACCTTTAGTGTTATTGAATGAACCATTTTGGATATCATTTCCAATATGTGCTTGGATAATGCACTTGGGATTCAGTAGGACATTGGATTGTCCTTGGACGAGATTAGAAAACATATATAGAAGTAAATGTGGTAAACCTGAGATAGGTGGTTTTATATCACATAATTTAAAATTGTTAGGTTTTAAAAAATAACTTAGATATTTATATATTAGTGGGTGTTCTCCCACAAGGTCATAAAACCAGCAACAGAGGAACTCAAATGGAAGCTCAATTACAAGCCCTAATCGGTGAGTATGGTTGGTTATTTGCTTCAGGTATCGTGGTCTTATTATTTCAAAACACCATACGAGAAGCCGTTGATGGTATAATGGTTTTTCTTGGAAATGATTACAACGAAGATGATGTCGTTGAAGTCGATGGTGAGCCCGGCCGTATCGTAAGAGTCGGTTTGTGGAAAACTGTATTCTTTATCTATCATGTTGTCAATGGACAAATAGTAGGTGGTGCAAAATTAGTTGTAGCAAATTCAAAACTCAAGGATTTAAAAATAGAAAAACCCTTACCTAATTTGGATTTATCAAAATATCAAAAAAAGTAAAGAAAAGACTTGACTCGTATATAGTTTTTACCGTATATTCTTGTAGAAATTAAAAGGAGTTAAAAAATGAATTATCAAGAAACACTATATGGAAAACAATACTTACTCGGTAAGGATGTCTATGTTGATGGGAAACATAAAATATTAAATGTTCCATTGATTGACCTTATGAATGAGTTAGGTTTTATACCTGAAAATGAGTATACTCAAATATTTACATTGTCTGTTGTTTGGTATGAAGATGATGGGGATGTTATGGTTCATCAAATTTACAATCATGATACTGGTGAGATTCTTTGGGAAGATAAACCCAATGATGAATGGACAGATAATGATGAGGAACTTTTAACAGCACTTTTAATGTATGGTAATTTACAAGAAACAATAGGAGAGTATTATGTTTAGGTTTATTCCAATATTATTTTTATTTTTAATTGGTTGTAGTGATTCTAACTTTATGTTGGAACCTGTTGATGAGGTTATTGAAACACCTGATGAACCATTTTCACAAACATTTTGGTTTGATGAAAACCCAAGATTAGAACAAGATGGAAATGGTTATTATCATTTGAATATCGATACAACTAATTGGCAAACACTACATAGACTAAGTGGTTCTATTGTAGATTCTGCTACAAATCAGCCCGTTGTGAGTTGTAGGGTAGAATGGGAATCTTCACATTATTGGACTCTCGGAGACACATTAGGTTTTTGGATTAGACAAGGTTTGACCGATGATTTAGAATGGGTTAGCTATGATACATCCTATGTTGTTGGTTTTGATGGACAAGAAGTACCTACAATCAATCCAGCCAGTTATAGTAATTCAGATGGTGAAGTAAATACAATGATAGCACCTGTACAATCCATGATTGGAGATACGATGACAATTTGGTATAGTTGGGGTGGTTGGTATACAAGTTGGGAAACCGATTCAATAAAAATTATTTTAAAATAATTTAAAAAAAGACTTGACTCGTATAGGTTTTTAGTATTATATTCATATATGATTAATGAGGTTATTATGAAAGATAAAAAACAAGAAGTTAAAGAACTTCTCGAATATCAACTTGGTGATATCGAAGTTGGTATAAAATTTCACCAAAGATACAACCAACCATTTGACCCGTTAGGGGATAGTTTCACAGAGATGTTACACGCATGTATGTATGACACTCTATGTATGGGAAGTGGTGGAAGTGGTTGGGATACATACGACAAGGGGGAAAGTAAATTCTCAAATCGTTTACAATCAAGAAATTGTAATAGTTGTAAAACTTGGGATGGTCGTGTTAATAAAAATGGTAAGAAAATTTGGAACTATAAAAAGGTTATGTTCTTCCTTTCTAAATGTCCAGTTTGTGGTTCAGAGGATTTGGGTAAATACTCAAAGGATTCAAGATTCGGTATCGCATCAAAGTCTCACCTTGAGTATATTGATGAGATGAAAGGTTATAGATTGACTCTATTAGAACCTGAAACATTTGATTCTGAATGTAGGGTGTTTCACCTGAGAAGTTGGTTCATAGAAACCAAAGATAAATACTTGACCGAATACGCCACAAGACAATTCAATTCACCAAAAAGTAATGGTATAAATTTTATGCCTCTTGGACAAGATTTCTATAGGTCTTCACCATGTCTTCATCTTGACGCAACTATTTCGAAGGATGGAGTTGAAATAAACTATTTAAATACAGAGAACAAAGAACCTGAAATTGGTGATGAGAAATTCTATAAACTATCTGTGGAAGAAATCATGAATAAAAAATCATTTGGAAAGGAACGAGGTGAACTCAGTAGATAAACATATAAACAAAATACACAACTCCGATTGTATTGAGTTGTTAAATCAACTACCTGACAAGTCGATAGATTGTATTGTTATTGACCCACCATATATGAATGTTGTAAATGAAAAGTGGGATAGACAATGGAAAACTATTGATGATTATGTTGAATGGTGTGAAGAGTGGATAAGTGAATCTAAGAGAGTTTTGAAACGGAGTGGTTCATTTTACATATTTGGTTTTTCATATCAATTGATGAAATTGATAAATAATTTTGAGAATAATGGTTTTACATTCAAACAAGATATAGTTATTTGGAAAGGATTACAAAGTGCAGCTGGTAGGATATCAGATAAATTAAAAATGTATCCAACCACAACTGAACATTGTAACTTCTATTATGTAGATAGTAAAAACTACATAAGAGAGTTACTACAATCTCACAGAGAAAGGCTAAACCTAACATCAAAAGAAATTAATGAGTATCTTGGAAAGGCTAGTAATGGTGGTGGTACTTGGAGTAGTATAGCAGGATTGAGACAAAAAACCTTACAAGAACCTACGAAAGTAGATTGGGAAAAACTAAGTACTTTATTTGGTGGATTACCAAAGTATGAAGATATCGTGTATAAATTCAATACACCAACTGGTGTAACTGATGTATTTGATGATATTAATTTCTATGATAGAGAATATAGAAAGATTAAATTTCACCCAACACAAAAACCATTAAAACTGATGAATAGAATAATAGAGTGTGGTACAAATGAAGGTGATATTGTATTAGACTTTTTTGGTGGTTCGTGTAGTACAGCTGTAAGTTGTAAAAATCTAAATAGAAATTTTATAATTGGTGAATTAGATTCTAAGTTTTGTAACTTGGGAAAAGAATGGTTGGACAATGTTAGTAATGAAGATAATAAATTTTTTTAAAAAAAGCCTTGACTTTATCAAATATTATTCGTAAGTTCGTATATGACAAATCAACAATTAATAGATTACATAGTAGATAAGTTTGATGGGATTATCCTTGATGACTATGATAGAGAGGTTCATAGTATAGAGGGAAAACCATATAAGATTACATTTGATAGAAGTAGAGTTGAATGGAGTTGTAGTTGTCCAGCATTTACTTTTCGTAGAAGACATAAAATATCTAAATGTAAACATATAATTCAAATACAAAATAAAAAATTTGAAAAACTAACTAAAGGGAATAAATAATGTATTTTCAAGAAGCTAAATCTTTTGCGACAGAGTATCGTAAAGAACTTTCACCGATGATGAACAAAATGGGATTCAGAGTATCTGTAACAACCTTCAAAGAATATTACGATGAGGGTAAGGTAATTGTTAAAATAAAAAAAGTACCAAAGGATTTTCCTGTGTGGTCAAGTGTATATAGTAGATATGATTTTACACCACAGGCTAAAAAGATTGAAACTGCTATATCTAATAGGTTAGAGAATATTAAACAAGAAAGGGATATCGAATTAAGTTATGAAATACTATTCGATAGAAATATACCTTACATAGAATTAAATAACAACAGAGAGGAAAACTAAATGGCTAAAAGTACATTTGAAAAAAATGGTGGTTACTTCATAGGTGGAGTAGCGTACATGGATTGTAAAATTACTGGTGAATCAGTAAAAAATGTCAGTACAGATTGTAAGTCTGTTATTGGTAGTAGAGCTTTGACAGGAATGCTTCACAAGAAATTTCCTGAAACTTCTAAACCATCATATACACCTACTGGTAGACCAGCTGGATGGCATTGGATGAAAGAGTTTGTAGATAAAGATGGAACGGTTTATCACTTGGGTAAGGAACAACCTAAGTTAAAGGGTACATTGAAACCTACTAAGGTAGTACCACCTAAGAAGAAGAAAACCAAACGGAGAAGTAAACAAGAGATTCTTGTAGCCCGTGAAGCAGAAAAAAGAGCAGAACTAAAGAAAGCAGTTAAGAAACAAAAGGATTTCTTAAACCATCAATTCGGAGATAAGTAATGTTCGAATCTTTAATACATTTCTTTAAACACTTTTTAGGGTTGTGTGGAGAATCACACCCAAGTGTTTTAGTAAGTGGGTTTGGACTCTTTACAATAATAGCAATTTACATTAGTGATATAATACATTACATAAAGGATAAAATAAATGTCTAAAAAAGAATGGTTAGAACAAAAGGTTATGTGTGATTTATATGGTAGACCATTAAATCTATCCGATGTTCCAATGACAATAATGACAAGAAAAGAGGCCTTGATAAAACAAGGTGGTGATGCAAAATCAATCGATGAATTATACAAGGAGACAATAAATGTCAAAGAAAAATAAAGAGGGTTGGTCACATATGAAAAAGTGGACAACCGATGAAGGTTATACATTTTTAGCTAAAGATAAAGAAGATGCTAAATTGTATCTAAAACATACTGGTATTCACTTAGGTTCTTTAAAAGAAGTTAAAGAGTGATAATGTTTACCATTATGTTTGTAGGATGTTTGGTTATGTGGTATCTTATAGATATCGAAGCCAAACGAATACAACGGAAAAAAGATGTTTGAGTTTTTAGTGGTGTGTATTTTACTATACATAGCAAATGAGATTTCAAAAAATAATAATAAACCTAACTTTTAAGGAGTTATAATGACAAGAAGAGAAGCACTCCAAGCTCAAAGTGAGTTTTCAATTTATGGAGTTTTTAGATTTACCGCATACTTACTTGCTTCAATAGCAATGTATTGGGGTGAATTACAAATAGCAGGAATAGCGTTTGGGTTCGGAGCCACACTTGGTTTTGTTCGTAGACTAGCAAGGATATGGGAGTAACATAATGACAATGAGACCAATGAAACCAATTACAAAACCAGGTGAAGGTAAGGAAAGACAAAAATACATTACAAAGGAATTGTATTTAGAAGAAAGATACCAAATATCAGCTGGTTTACAAGGACCTAAAAGACTTGAGAATGAATCCTTTGAGGATTATAAAACTCGTAGAAGGGCAGAAAACGGATTGTTAAAAGAATACCTTAGAGGTGTTTGGGTAAAGAAAGAAGATTGACAGAAATTCATAAGAAGATAAAACATTTGAACCATACTATGATTGTATGGGCAGAGGATAACAAATATCCAACCAATCCTGGTAATCCTGGTACTGATTATATCATACCACCACGAATGTCACAACCTCAAGGTTGGGGTGAGTTTATATCAGAGTGGAAAGATGATTTAAAGTTTGTATCTAAGTTAGATTTTATGTTAGGTGATGGTAAGACTTTGACAAAGAAAGAACTACAGATGTGTAATGAGTTATATGAATTTTATAGTTTAATTAAAATGAAAAATGTATTGAGGAAGTAAATGGTAAAAATTGATAGGGCATATTTTGAGAAAAAGAAAAATCCAAAATACGATGATAGTGAAAACAAAACTAAATGTTGTGGAGAATCAAAAAATCACACATCCATGATGAAAGGTAATAAGGAAGATTGGAAATTGATAGAGGGTTATATAGAACAAAAGCTTCGTGATTACTCATCAACGATTTCTATTGAACCAATTTTTTGTGATGAGTGTGGTAGATTTAAACAATACATTTCGGAAATAGATGTAAACCAAACATCAGGTTATAAAGAAAAGTGAAGAATATTTTTATATTACTACTTATTTTACAGATGAACTCGTGTAATACTCAACAAGACAAAGTTGAATATATTGACGAAGTAGATATGGGATGTTATGCGTAAAGTAATCGATTGTACAAAAAATAGTAATATCTTAATTAATAAAAAATTAAAAGAGGTGTCGGTTGAAGAAGGAAGAGTTATTGCCACAGAATTATTTCAGATACTTAACAAAAGAGGGGACGGTATTGGGTTGGCAGCGAATCAAGTGGGAATTGATGCACAAGTGGCCGTTGTCAATGTTATTGAACCTTTGGTTCTCATTAACCCAAAAATCAAGGAACAATGGGACGAAGTAGATTACTACGAAGGCTGTTTAAGTTATCCAAAACGAGGTTTACACACAAAAAGATACAAGAACATAATTATTAAAACAGAACAAGAAGAAAGTGAATGGTATTTTAGTGGAGTAGAAACTGGTAAAGAAGTTAAAGGAACTTGGGAAGAAGACGGTAAGAAGCAAGACCAAGAACAAAGATTGTTAGAGGCTATATGTGTCCAACACGAAATTGACCACCTAATGGGTAATACTATTCATGATAGAGAGAATAAACCAAAACCAATAGTAACAAAAAAATCGATTGGTCGTAATGAACCTTGTTATTGTGGTAGTGGTAAAAAATATAAAAGGTGTTGCTTATGAAAAGTGTAAGACAAATAATAAGAGATATGGTTGATAAATACCCTAATGATATGGAACTTGGTGCAAGAGTAAGATGGTATATTAAATGGTTGTATGATGGTATAACCAAGAAAAAAGAATATCAAGATGATAAGAAGTGGAATGTATGATTAGAAATATACCAGATGATGAAAAAATACAATATATTGTAATTGGTATATTCATTGGAATAGGATTAGGATATATGATAGCCATGTGGGTGGTTTCATTTGAGCTTTATGGATAAAAAAAATAATAAAGTAACTTTTACAAGAAGTGATGAGATGTGGGAGTATTTCAAATTAATAATAATTATTCTCATGGGTTTAGGTTATATGTATATTTTATGGTTCTAAAAATATGAGTAAAAAAACACAACCAAAACATTCTAACGCCGGCAAGGGTGACAAGAATAGAATAACAAACCTCAAAAAGTATGCCGATAATTGGGAAAAGATTTTCGGTAAAAAGGGAGAAAAGAATGAAAAAACCTCTAATGACAATAGGAGTAAAAGAGATAGAAACTAAATCAAAATCACCCATCGATAGTATCATTGTGGATTTTATAATGGAACATTTTAATGTTCAAAGTCTACAAGGTCAAAAAGAATTATTAACAGGTGACCAATTTAGTGAATTGGTAGACCTGGCAGAAGATTTATATTTTGAAAAACTCACCCAAAATAGTGAATTAGGAATGGCATAGTTGAAAAAATATTTAACATATGATGATGTAAACATCGTCCCAAAATACTCAGAAGTTTTATCTCGTGAAGATATAGACCTCTCTACAAGGTTTACAAAAAACACAACAATGAGTGTACCAATAGTGGCGTCTCCTATGGATACGGTTACAGAATACAAGATGGCTTCTGAAATGTTAGACCAAGGCGGTGTTGGTGTTATACATAGATTTCAAAGTATTGAAAAACAAACCGAACAAATGAAAAGAGTTTGGAGACAATGGGATAGTTGGTATAACATAGGCGACAAGGATGAAGATAGAACCGACCACCATAGAGTATATGAAGATTGGTACAGAGGTGTAATGTCTTGGAACCATCCACCAACAAAATCTGATTTTGAAGATTTAGAAGAATTACTATGGTTTGCAGATGAGGCTAAGAAAGATGAAGAGTATTGGAGTAAAAGACCCTTATGTGCAGCTATTGGAGTCAAGGGAGACTACTTAGAGAGGGCTAAAGAATTAGTTTTAAACGGTTGTAATGTACTACTTATTGATGTAGCACACGGACATCATAAGAATGTAGGAGAAGCCATTGAGAAAATCAAAAGTAAAATATCGAATGTCGAGGTTGTCGCAGGAAACATCGCAACAAGTGATGGGGCACGATTTCTGGCTGAAAAGGGTGCTGACGCCATCAGAGTGGGAATCGGTAACGGCTCACTATGTGAAACAAGAATCAGGACTGGTGTTGGATTACCTCAGGTTACTACTCTTATTGATGTTTGTTCCGTTGCTGACGATTGGGATATTCCTATCATTGCTGATGGTGGTATTCGGAATGTGGGTGATGTGGCTAAAGGACTTGGTTGTGGAGCTGACACCATCATGGTTGGTTCGTTACTTTCGGGCACCAAAGAAAGTCCAGGTCAAATAGAAAAACAAGGACAATGGCCTAACGAAAAATTATTTAAAAAGTATAGGGGTTCCGCCTCAAGGGACTCAAAAGGAAATGATAAGAATGTTGAAGGGAATCATAAAGTTATACCGTATAAGGGGAAAGTCTATAGAATATTATCAGATATTAAAGATGGAATTTCTAGCAGTTTCAGTTATGTTGGTGCTAACAATCTTTCTGAGTTTCATAGTAAAGTAGAGTTTGTAGAAGTAACAAGTGCAGGACAATTAGAGGCGAGACCACATTTGATTGGAGAATAAATTGAATAAAATAATTTGGATTGTTCTGATATTAACTACATTAACGGTTACTTGTGATGATAGAATAGAAGAACCAAATGAAGCCAATATAATCGTAACGATGTTAAGAGTAAATAGAATTGAAATACAAGACAATCTATGGATTACACCAGCACCAATATGGGGACATTTAGAATCAGGAGATGGTGTACCTGTTGATAGATTAGTTGTTCATTGGTGGAGTAATATGTATTGGGATGAGGATGATTCAAGTGGACATTACAAATTATTACCAAACAGAAGAAATAAAGCTATATGGTATGATAACTTTGGTAACAGAGATACGATGGATGTAAATGTAGATACATTGAGATGGACAACAGATAAAGTTTCTATGGTTGATAGTTTAGGTTATTTCTACAACACATTAACACCTGTAAAAGTAATGCAAAATAAGGGTAGTGGTAGTTGGATGAAATTATATTGGAGTATAGAGTCTACATTGATAGACTCACAAGAAATATTTTTAATGGATTAGGGAGTAAAAGATGAGTCATTTTTATAAAGCAGCTGTTTCTTATTGGACAGCACAAAAAGATGAAGCAATAGCAACATTAGAGTTGTATTTTCAAAAATCAGTAGGTATAGGGGAACACTCAAAGATATTAAATGAGATAAACGAGTGGACTTCTAAATTATCAGAAGCAGAAGAGAACCTATTAGTTTTAGAAAAACATTTTGAAGACGATGGTTATGTCAGAGATAAACCAAAGAAAGAGGTTTTAGTTGGGTAACATTTTAAAAAGTATATTATCTTATGTGCTTGCTTTAGTTTTTATATTACTTACATTATTTTGTATAGTATTAGTGGCAAGTATTCCATTTTATTTAATGTGGAATTGGTTGATACCAACTATATTTGGATTACCAAACATTACATTAATTCAATCCTTTGGGTTGTGGTTAATGATATTTTATATAAGAAATACAAAGTTTGACTTTAAGCAAACGATGGAAAATATTAAATCACAACAGAATAACGATGAGCCAATAGATTGGAATCAAGTGCTTGATTCTATAAAGAAAAACTATATGGCATAATACTTATACATTAAGTATTAGGAGATACACATATGTCAGTAGAAAAAATAATCGAGGCTTTAAGACAGGCCCTTGAAAGTAAAGATTGGGATTTAGTTCGTGAACTTATCGAAACCCTACGATACGAGGGAGAGGGAGACGATTTCTCGGAATATTTTGATGAAGAACAATGATATTTAATATGGGGGTGAACTTGGAAATCGACTGGTATTGGTTGATATTTAAGTGCAGTAGAGTTTGGGTAAACTCTTAAATAAAACCCAACGAAACTCAAATGGCGATAAATCGCTTGAAGGGTTGGACATTGATTGGCATTTAGCCAATGCTGAAATGGGATTTGACAACTTTGTCACTCCTGTTCAGAATGACCAACCAACTTACGCTTACGCATAAGTTACTGAGTTGTCTAACACTCGGTCATAAAATAAGTTAGACATCAACTCCTCATGTTATGAGTATAAAAGAACATACGGAGCTATCCAAGAAAATAGTTGGTGGTTTGTAGGTAACTTCTCAGAGGGTAGTAACCTAACTAAACTGTGAATGACTTAATATTAATAATAAACAGGACTGGGGTTCGAATCCCCACACCTCCACAAAACAGCAAGAAAACACTTGTAAATGGTTATAAAAAGTTGTAAATTCTATATATGAAAAAATACTATTATGAAAGAAGTAATTTGCTTGAAAGTGATGTAAACATCAACTTTGAGGAATTACTATATATGAACGAAAAAGAAACTTCTGAATGGATTGAAAAACTTAGAAGTTTTATTATATCTGAATGGGATGATAAGGGTATTCCACCAACTATCGGTTCCAATACCAAAGTTATAAAAAAGAACTTTAAAAAACTTAGAGAGTATGATGTTCACAATAAATTTTTAATCCACGATGATGATGGTAATAAAAATGTAATTAAGAATTATAATAAACATGCTAGTAGTGTTAATCAATTCTTTCCCACGATGTTAAAGACTCGTGTTCAGAATGGTAGTATCTATGATTGGTTTACTGATGAGTATAAACATAAGTTTGAAAAAGTTATACTGAGAATATTAAAAAGAGATTCAATGTATAATTGGTCAAAGTGTGTCTTAGATGGTGAAGAGATACCTGAAAACTTCTTTATCGTACAACACAAACATAACGCTGTAGAAAGTATGTATAAGACTTTATCAGTTGAGGAAGTAGAGAAGTTAGATGATAAACATAAAACCAATCTACCAAAAGAATTAGATGGTGATACATATAAATTCTTGGTTAGGAATGTTTTAAGAAACCCCAAACAAATTAAGTTGAAGTTATTCCCAGCTGGTATACAAGCTTTTAGATTAGGATTAGGACAACCTGCTGTAAACTTTCCACCATTGACAGCCAGATATTTGTATGAAAGATTTACAGACCATATTAATATCAATGAACTCGAACCCAAACAATTAAATATCTACGACCCATCAAGTGGTTGGGGTGGTAGAATATTAGGTGCTATGTCTTCATTAAAAAGAATACATTATATTGGAACAGACCCAAACACAGATAATTTTATCGATGAGGTAGGTATATCAAGGTATGAATATGTTGCTAATTTCTTTAACAATGAGGTTTTAGAAAGTAATAATTTTTGGGAAGAAGAAAAAAATACATTTCACTATTTTCAAGAAGGTAGTGAACACATTGGAAACCATCCTGATTTTCAACAATACAAAGGTAAGTTAGATATGGTGTTTACATCACCACCTTACTTTGATAGAGAACAATATAGTGAAGATGAAGAACAATCATTTAAGGCATATCCTAAGTATGATGATTGGAGAGACAACTTCCTTAAACCTACATTAACTAATGCATATCAAAGTTTAAGGAATGATAGATATTTATTGTGGAACATCGCCGATATCAAAATCGGTAAAGATAAATACCACCATCTTGAACAAGATAGTATCGATATAATCGAAAACCTCGGTGGGGAATATCAAGGTAAACTCAAAATGTTGATGACTTCAATGGTCGGAGTTGACCAATCTAATGTCAAAAACTCGGTAAAGGTTAATGGAACTTATTTAAAGTATGAGCCTATTTTTATTTTTTATAAAAAATAGCTTGACTTTTATGAATTTATTTTGTAATTTCTAATATCAAAACGAGGTATAATAATATGTTAAACAAAACTATAAGTACAACTACAGCTATTGCGGGGATGGTGTTTGTAACTTTTATGAATGGGTACATCTCAACAAGTATGATGACCAAACATTCAAGTATGTATAAACAATCAAGTGATTCGTTAATGGTAATGAATCAAAAACTACACAAAGAACTTCACGAGTTTTATAGGTTTGGAGTAGAGGTAGATGTAACTATGTATCAACCAAATACTATTCAATGTGATGATACACCTGATGTTACAGCAGATGGAACAAGGATTCGTATTCATAAAGCAAGTGAATACAAGTTTGTAGCTCTATCACGAAATCTATTGAAGAGATGGGGTGGTGGATTTGACTATGGAGATTTTATATACATCAAGGGAACAAAAGATAAAGATGGAGTATATCAAGTAAGAGATACTATGAATCCAAAGTGGGTCAATGTTGTGGATATTTTAGAATCAGAAAATGTAATACCATACAAATATGAAAATGTCCATATCTACAAGATGAATTGGACAGACAATTTACAATTAATACAAAATAATAAATCATAAATAAGGAGTCAAAAATGGCTAAAAGAGGCAGAAAAAAGGCATACAGATATTCAGATAAACCAATTGAAGTTGGTGATTGGGTGTATCCTACTAATGTTCAGATTGGAAAGTTCGAACCGGCATATCAATGTACAGAAGTTATTGATGGTGGTAAAAAATATACCGTAGTTCAAACGGAAGGTTGTTATCAACACAAGATGACTATAGATAAGAAGAAATTAAAAAGGTTATAAATGAAACAATTAACAGAAGAACAATTACTTGGTAATTGGGAAAAGCTGTTACAACTCGTAGAAGATACATTTGAGGGTGACCGAAAGGAAAAACTCTTGGAGATGTACAAATACTTTGAAGATAGAATGGTTGTAGCTCCAGCAAGTGGTAAAGAAGAATACCATTATTGTTACGCTGGTGGTTATGTTAATCATGTTCTTCATGTGGTTGAAACAGCATTAGAAGTATCCAAGACATATGAAAAGGTTGGTGGTTATAAAGATTGGACAGATGAAGAATTAATCTTTTCTGCTATGCACCATGACTTGGGTAAGGTTGGAGATTTAAACTCAGAGTATTATATTCCTCAAGATAATGATTGGAGAAGAAAGACTCTCGGTGAGGTTTTTACACACAACACAGATATAGATAATATGAGGGTAACGGATAGAGCGTTGTTTATATTACAACACTTTGGTATTAAGGTTAATATGAAAGAAACTCTTGCTATCAAGGTATCTGATGGGTTATATGACGAAGCAAACACCTACTATATGAAAGTGTTTGATGCAAGTCGTTCCTTAAAAAATCATATGCCATACATCATACATTGGGCTGACCATATGGCTACACAAGCTGAATATGATGAATGGAAACGAGGTGACGAAGATGAGAAAGAAGAGATGGAAGCTCGGTTAGATAAAATCAAGAACATAAGTGTGGGTACTGATAAACCTAAACCTAAAAAAGAAGAAAAGAAGTCTAAACATCAAGATTTGTTTGACGAACTTTTTGGAGAAAGTTAAATGCCGTATTTACAAAGATACACAATACAAGAAAATGATGTTTGGACTAATGTTGAAATAACAGAAGAACAAGCTGAAGAATATAGAAAGTTCCAAGCTGGTGATATTGATGAACCTGAATGGGTAGAGGATATTGATTGGGATGATGGAGATAGTGAATGGAGACCAGCTAATGAAGTTGAAGTTTCTGTTGGGGTGGTGGAAGAATGATATTAGAAATTATTTTAGGATTAATGGTTGTAATTTTTATTACCGAGAGTTATGTTGTTTGGAACTTACTTAACAAGGTAGAGTTATTAGAAACTTGGGTCGAGGACTTTAGTGACAGAGTAGCTAGTACTTATGAAGAAATTCAAACGATAGATTCTACTGGTCATTTTGAATCAGATGACGAAATCGGTAGTATATTTACATCCATCAAAGAAACAATTGAAGAATTAAACCAATACATAGAAGAGGACACAAATGCCAAGAAAAGCTAAAAAAAGTTCACCAAGATATTATTTCACACAAGGAACTGAAGATGCAATAATCCGTTACAATAAAGAAGAACGGGCTTACATGAAAGAAAGAATTTACAACGACCATATAAGAAGGGCGTTTGATAAATTATGTGAAAATATAATTCATACATTTAAGTTTTATTACTTTGATGTTTCAAGTGAACAAGTTAAACAAGAAGTAATATCATTTTTGGTATTAAATATGCATAAATTCAAAGAAGGTAAGGGAAAGGCTTTCTCATACTTTAGTATTGTTGCTAAGAATTATCTAATTCTACACAATAATAAAAATTATGCTCATTATAAATCACATGATGGTTTGGATGTGTTAGATTGGAATAAGAAAAATAAAGAAGAGATGAATACGGCTGAAGAAAATGAAAGTGTCAAAGAGTATGTAAATCAATTTATTGAGTATTGGGAAAACAATATCACTAATGTTTTTACAAGAAAGAAAGATATATTGGTTGCTGATTCTGTATTGGAAATATTCAGAAGGTCTGAACATATTGAAAACTTCAACAAGAAGGCATTGTACATTATGATTCGTGAGATGAGTGGTTCCAAAACACAACACATTACTCGAATTGTCAACACGATGAAAAAATATCATCAGAATCTTTCTACTGAATATCTAAATAATGGTATGATTGATACCCAAAGTACAGGTTCGTTTTTGTAACAAAATGATATTACAAACTGTTACATAGAGTAACAAAACAATACACAATGTAAAAGACCACTTATTCAAGTGGTTTTTTATTGCCTACTTCTAAGTACAACAATATTGTAACATAAAAAAAACTTTAAAAATTGGGGTACTTTGGTACAGTTATTGTACCATATAGGTAGGAATAGGTTATTCGAATCTATTAGAAAAATACAAAAGAAGGAGAACTGAAATGTTCGAAACAATAAAGAAACTCGTAAAATCTTTTATGAGAAAACTCAAGAGTACTAATGGTAATTCACTAGCTGAATTCGCTGTTACTACTGCAATGATGGCTACATTAGCTACAACAGCCGCTCCAAAATTTGGTGCAGTTGGTGCAGGTGCTAAAGAGAAAAAGACAATGGCAAACATTGATAAAATCTTAACTGTAGCAAACAACTTTTATAACCAAACATTATCTGAAGAAGGAAAAGGAAGATTTCCAGGACAAGAAAAGTATGATGTCGCCGTTGGTGGTGTTGATTTATCCGAAGATGCATCTACAGACGAAACACTTGAAGCATATGTAGAAACTATCCTTGACCAAAAAGAATCTTATACAGATGACCTTAGTGAATTCGTATATGTGTTCTCACCATCTTCCGATGATGATGACGCTTTACAAAACGATTGGATGAGTCTTGAAACATCAGTTGGTTACGATGGTAACTCTGAAATTGGTGCTCTTGACTTCAAACAAGATTTTGGTAACAATGGTTTAACCTCACCATTTCAGGATGGTTCATACGCTTACCTAATTATACCAGGAAGTGGTAGTGGTACATCAGCACAGGCACCTGTTCTTGTCGTGATAGATACTGAGAACCCATCTAAACTACATAAAACTTTAGTACCTTAATTCTTAATAACAAACCTGAAAGGACAAGAAAATGAAGAAACTAAATAACCAAGACGGATTTACCTTGATTGAATTAATCATGGTAATGATAATATTAGGTATATTATCAGCTGTCGCTATCCCAAGATACTTGGAGACCATTACAAAAGCTGAAGAAGCTTCTGAAGATGCTGTCGTCAGTAATATTGGTGTAGCACTCGAAAACTATGGAGTTCATAAACTCATAGATAGTGGAAGAGCTATATGGCCAGATAATCCCTTTGACGCACTTAAAGACAAACCACAAACTTATACTGATGATGGTACAAACGCCGACACAGATAACGAGTGGACATTTGTAGATGGTGACCCAGCTTACATTACTCATCAACGCTCAGACAACTCAAGGTTTAAGTGGGAGTATGACGCAGGAGTAAACACAGGAACAGATGCAGACACTACTGGATTCTTAGGAAACCGAGAAAGTCTGTCAAGTGAATAGAAAGAATGGTTTTACCTTAGTCGAACTGATTATGGTAATGGTAATCATTGGAATTTTAGCCGCAGTTTCGATACCGAGATTTACAAATATTGTCCGACAATCCGAAGCAGCTTCCGAACAAGGAGTTTTGATTAATTTGGTCGCTGCTTTAGATACTTATAGTCAAGAAGAGTTTATCGATAATGGTGTCCAAGAGTGGCCAAACAATCCATTTGACGCACTTAATAAAGTACCACAATCCTACGACAAATCAAATACCACTTTGATGGTAGAGATGAACGATAGTGATTGGATTTTTACTGGTGAAGCAAGTAATGATTTTAAAAATTCAATAGTTCATCGTAGGAAAGAAGATAGTTTAGCAGTTTGGACTTATAATTCATCAACGGGTGAGATTGGATATTCCAATCCACCATATCAACCAAATCAAGTTGTATATAGACGAGATTTGGAAGGACAATAAAAATGATAAAAAAAATACTGAAAGAGAAAATGAATGAAGGTTTTTCTTTAGTAGAATTAGTAATGGTTATGGTCATCTTAGGAATATTATCAGCAGTGGCTGTCCCTAAGATGACATCTGTTTTAAACTCAGCAGCAGTATCAGCTGAAAAGACGACTGTAGATACAATATGGGCAGGGTGTGAAACTTACGCAAGTGATAAGCTAATCGAAACTGGAAATGAATCATGGCCTTATAATCCACTCACAGTCATGGGTAGAACTCGTAATATCAAGATAAATTTAACATTGGGTGTACCTGATGAGGATAACGAATGGCAGTTTAGTTTGATTGATGCTGAAGAACCTGCTATCTTTCATCACAGGCGTGACGATGAAATTTATTATTATACATATGATTCTACATCATTTGAATTATCTGAGGAACCAATTAGATATATAGCACAATAATATGAGTAATCAAATAAAAGAATTACTTTTGTATGGTGGAATCTTTATATGTTTAGCATATGTGATATTCTCACCCGAAAAAGATTCTAAACCTACAGTAGTAACCCCATCATTAGTAGATTTCGATGAACATCCAATTGTTGCTTGGTTGGACTATGATAGAAAAGGAGGACCTTGTGTAAAGGTCAGATACGAAGTAAAAAGAAAAAAAACCAAGTTATTTATGTTTGATGGAAATGGAAAGAGTGTACATCAAACACCTATCTCTCTAAGTCCACATAGAGATGGAAGAAAAAGAATCGAAACATATACATGGAAATTATATAGAACGGAATGGTCATCTAACATAGAACCAGGTTTTTATACGATAGTAGTTGGAACACAATATGATAAGAGAGGTATAGGAACCGAAATAGAAATATTATGAGTTGGGCACCTCTAATCATTATTTGTTTAGGAGCTTGTCTTATTTGGGAATTAGACGAGAAACAAACAATAAAGAAATACAAGAAGAAAAAAAGAATTGAACAACAGAGAGAAAAATGAAATACTTACCATTATTGTTAGTAAGTGTTATGTATTCACAAGTAGACGAACAAGTCTTTACAGACCAAGGTATCACAAGAACATCTGAGTTTAAACGAGATGTTGCATTTGGACAAGATTGTGATGATACGGAATATAGAGATTATAAAGGTTCACCTGCTTGGAAAGGTTATGGTGGGTGGATATCTGAATGTGATTCAATCCGTTCTGTAAATTTAGATAAAGAATTTGCTGAAAGGGATAGACTCAGAAAAATAGAACGGGCCAAACAAGATAGTATAGATACACAAGAAGCATTGGCAGAGATGGATAATTTAGATTTAGATGCCATGTGGGATAATACTGTATGGCAAGAAATACAAGATGTAGAAGATACCATATACGGAGAAGTAGAACAGATAACAGCAGTTGCTGGTGTTCGTGGTGCTGAAGCAGAAGATGAAGCACTTGACCATCTATATTACAGACGAAGTATGAAAGGAATTGCTCTAATAGATTTACAGAAGGCCTATGGTAAGTTGATGAATACAAAAGATAAACTTTTAGAAAAAAACCCCAATCATCCCAAATTAGAAAAGATAAATAATTTATTATCTCAGTTAGAATATAAAATGAAAAAAGTTTAACAATCTAACAAAAAACTATCACAAAATAAGTAAATAAAAGTGTTTTTTCTAAATATATAAGATAATTATGTTTTGAAAAGTAGAAATACTTTTCAAGAAACCGGAAACATAGTCTTATCACTAAATAAAGGAGAAAACCGATGAGAGCACTAGCATACCTAATGCTAATGGGCTTATTGACAGCCCAAGACTTACCAAATGGTGAGAGTCAATTACCCCAACCCAAAGTACCATTCGTACTTACATACTACGACATTAGAGAAGATATACTTTTAAAAAATCCAAAAGGTAAAATAGTTGTGGATTTTTTTATAAATGAAAAGGGAGAAGTAGAGAATCCTGTTATCAGAGATACTTTTAATCTTGACCTTAATGAAGTAGTGTTAGATAAAGTACGAAGTAGTTCTTATCATCCAGCAATCCAAAATGGTAAACCTGTCACAGTAAAGTACACTTTACCGATAGTTTTTAAATAACGGAGTACTGATGATTGAATATATTGTTTTAGGTGTTTTAGCACCAGTGTTTCTAAATCTCATGCATCTATGTGTAGGAATTTATATCGTGATGCAACGAGGAAGTATAATGAGTTTGGGATTTAGTGGAATGGGATTTTTAACCAAATCAATTGGTATGATATTTTTAACTTGGTTGGGTATAAGTAAGTTAGATATGGATTATCAGATATTTGTTCCACTATTAACATTCTTTTGGTTTTTTACTCATATAGTAGAAGCATTTGTCATACAACATTACATGGAAAAGAATGTACCTGATTGGGTACAGAAATTACAACTAAAATAAGGGGTTATTATGATTGGTTTATATATAGGATTAGGGATTACTTTTGTAGTATTATATTCTGTTGGTAAAATTTACGCTGATGACTACAAGGATTTTTTTAAATTCTAAACAATAAAAAAAAGGGGAATTTTTATTCCCCTTTTTGTTTTAAGATTATTTACTTCCGAAGATTTTAGAGAAAAAACCTTTCTTAGATTTCTTCCCTTTCTTACCACCTATCTTCTTACCTTTCTTTTTCTTCTTCTTGACTTCTTCCATTCCAGCACTATTGTTCATATCTGAAGCATTAGCAGTTGGAACAGCACCAAAAAAGATAAATAAAGAAAGTATACTTGTAAGTATTGTTTTCATAATACTCTCCATTAATAACGCGTTATGATTGATAAACATATCAATCGTTAATAAATATCCTTATAAACTCATAATATACATAATTTAAAGCAAAAAAAAGGGGGAAATGAATTCCCCCTTTTCTGTGCACCGATAATAGCTATTTACGGAATAAACCCACTAACACCAATAAAGCGACTAACCCAGCGAAACCGGATTCGCCGAATTTATTTATGATTAGTGTTAGGTTACCAATAACATTAACGCCGAAGACACCAGTACCGAATATTACTTCGGATATAGCACCAATGGCAACAAAGGACATTAATAGATGAGCTAAATCATCTACCCAACCTTTGACGAGTGTTATGATTTCCTTCATTGTTGTTTTCTCCCGTTGTTGTTTCTTATCACTAAACAGAAAAGGGATATTTAACTTCCTCAGTTCTGTACTCGGACACTTTGCCCGAGTATATATAAATATTCTAATTTAAAAACTTTCATTAAGCTATATATATGAATCAACTTTGGGAGTTTTTACTATTTATTTATGAGTTATTGTACCAATAAACAACATAGGATTAGATATGTCAACTGAATATGAACTGTTTAAAGGTAAATCACTATCATCACTATTTGAAGATATATATAATAATTCCAAACATAATAAACACCAGCTCGAGGTATTGGTAAAGGAAGTTACAGGATTCATCAAAGATGGGGATATGGCCGTTCAACTAATCCCAATGATTAAAGAATATTTAGAAATAAATGTGAAAAATGATGAACAACTCGTTAAACTTGCTGGTATTGTTCAGAGAATAATAGCCAACGAAAATAAGGGTGGAGCAGAGGCGGAGTTTGGATTATCGGATAATGAAAAAGAGCAATTACTGAAAAGTATTGATGATGTTGTAGTAGATTTACAAAGTAAGACAGACGAAATAACAGACGAAGTAGAAAAAGTCAAAGGAAACTAAATGGGTCATTGGACACCAAGCTCGGAATATTCTGATTCGGGCCCTAAAAAAACTACATATGATAAAGATGGTAGTGGAGTGCCAACACAAGGTCGTGTTAGACAGATAGTAAAGTCAAATACACAAAACCCCAAAGGTTGGGAATACTATGAACTTGAAATAGCAGAAGTCTTAGAAGTTTTTGATTCCGAAGAAAAATTACCTGAAAATGACAAAGGTGAAAAGATTTGGGGATTGTTGGGTTGTATCAAGGCAAGACCACACCAATCTGAAAAAGATAAGATTGTTGCAAAATTAAAAATATATCAACCTCTTGATATGAACATGACAAAGATGCCATTAAGAAATGAGCATGTGGTTATTGTAAAATATTTAAATAATCATTATTATTTACCTGTTGTATCAATGTTAGGTAGTGTTAATGCAAATATAATACCAGGTACAAGTGGTTTTAGAGACCAAAAAATGATAGATGATGATTTCATATATGACTTTTTTGAGGCAAACAAAGACTTTGGTAATGATGAAAAAGTACGAAGATTAATACCAAGAGAAGGTGATGTGACCCTTGAAGGTAGATTTGGTAATACAATAAGATTTGGAAGTGCAATAGTTGAAGGTGCACACGGAGACGATACATCTACTCAAGACTCTCCAAACATATTGATGAGAGTTGGACAACTAACAGATGCTCAGTTATTCGATGAACAAAATTTAAGGCAAGAACTTGAAGATACAAACTTCAAACCTGCAGAAGAAAACATAAATTCAGATGGTAGTTCAATATGGATGACTACAGACCAAAAGGTAAATCTTGATATAGAGGAAACTAATGCTGATGACCATTCTTATATGTCATCATTTCATGAAGATGACCAACCAAATCTTGGTGGTAAACAAATAACAATAAATTCAGATAGAATTACATTCAATACTAAACGAGGAAAGATACTTGGATTTAGTCACGATGGTATTGGATTCTCAACCAAGAAAGCATTTACAGTCGATGCTGATGATGGAATGAATATTAATACAGGTGGTGCCACATCAATGGATATGAGACCTGGTGGTATTAGTTTGATAACACCTGGTAATTCAAGATTAGATTTGGGAGAGGGTGGTAAAGAAGGAGGACCTGATGTAATATATTTGTCAAGTGAATGTCCATCTTTTTTAACACTTGATGATAAAGCACATTTAGAAAGTTGTAAAGGTGCAAATGTTCACCTTGATGATTGTGCAGGATTATACACCGACAACGGAAGTTACTTTAAAATAGGTGGTAGTAATGATGAAGCTGTTATATACATAAAAGGTCGTGATGATGTTAAGGAACAACATTTGGTTTATGGTGAGGAGTTAGCAGATTTATTGGATAGTGTTTGTAATTCATTTGTTGAATTAGGAAGCACAATTCTTAGTTTGACAGGTATAGCAACTGGTGCAGGCCCAAGTGGCCCAATCAGTAGTGGCCCAACAAATCAACCAGCAATGGCTGCATGGGAGGCTGGAGTGGAGACCATACGGGCAAGAATATGTAACATATTAACAAAAGTGGATGTTTAGTGGGACTGGATAAAAAAAAACTTAAACAAGGATTAATTGATAATTATAGTAAACTAGCACAAGATGGTGAATCAAGTAAATCAGAATCGGCCGAGGGAATGTCAACGGCCATAATAGATTTTATGAAAGATGCTGAGATAATACCAATTGGTAGTCCAGCATTAACACCTGCTCCACCTGCGGTACCTGTACCCGATCCTACATCGTTAGGTTTGAAGTTAAAGGTAAGTGGTGTTGGAGGAGCTAAGGCCCCATTAAAGGCAGCAATATTGGGTAGTTTTAATGTGGAAGACCCAACGATGACACAGATAACAACAGGTATCATATCTGCCGCAGCTTTAATGATAAATTTTGGAACACCAGCTCATTCAGCAGTAGGAACAAGTTTAATGTCAGTTCCACCAATATTAGCACCAGCCGTAGCAGTTGGAATGGGTGGTGGAAGTATAGAAGATGTTTGTGATAGTATGGCAACCATAATTACTGCATCTTTTTTAGCTACAGTTTTTACAGGAGTGGTTACCAAACCACCAGCTGTTATACCAGGTATAATCAGTAGTACAATAATATAGAATAGGAGTCTATAATGAAGAAACAAGAACTAATAAAGATAATAGAGAGATTAGTTCGTAAAGAAGTTAATAAACAGGTAAATGAGATATTTATTAATGAAGGAAAGAAAGCTTTAGCTAATCGTTCCGTAGAAAAAGATGAAATCTCATCCTCTTTAACTCAAATAGCAGAACAAGAATACACACAACCAAAACCCAAGAAAAGGGAGTATAAAGAATATACGAAGAATGAATCTCTCAATAGAATCTTGAACGAAACGGCCGGTGGTATTCCACAAGGTGATTCCGAATATCCAACAATGGGTGGTGGAACTTATACATCTGATAGAGTACATGAATTGATGGGTGGAAATCCAATGATGGCGAATACAGAACAAGGTAAAGAAAAGAGAAGACAAGTTGGAGCGGTTGAATCGTTAAAGGCACAAGGTGTAAGTTCTGAACAAGTAGGTGACGATGTTGTAAATGCACTCACAAGGGATTATAGTGGTTTGATGAAAGCAATAAATAAAAAGAAAGATGGTGGGACGAATTATCGTCCATAGGAGAAATTAGTTGTCCGTATTAGAAAAAGACTTAAACCCTGATGTGAAAATTGGTATATCTCTACCAATGGATCACATAAATGGTTCAGGTTTCTTTCCTGGCACATCAACAACCCTAACTCAAACAAGTAGTAATATAAGAAATTTATTACTTACTAATAAAGGTGAACGAGTTGGACAACCTGAATTTGGATGTGGTTTGTTACAAGTTTTGTTCGAACCGATGAGTGATGATTTATTAGAATCTGTTAGGTCTGAAATAGAAGAGTCGATAGCCTTTTGGTTACCTCATGTTACTATAAATAATATAAGTGTGGAAAGGGATGAGGCCGAACCACACCAATTAAACATACTTATTGAATTTGCTTTAGCAATACAACCAACAGTACACGAAGTGATAACTCTGAATTTTCTTGTAGGTGAATAGGAGAACATAGATGCCAGCACAAAAAGAAGTAAGATATTTAAACAAAGATTTTTCAGGATTTCGTTCTGATTTAATCGATTTTGCAAAACAATACTATCCAAACACATATAATGATTTTAATGAAGCATCACCTGGTATGATGTTTATTGAGATGGCATCTTATGTTGGTGATGTGTTGTCTTACTATGTAGATTCACAATTCAAAGAACAATTATTAGCTTATGCAGAAGACACAAAAACTTTATTTGAAATGGCACAATCCTTTGGATACAAACCTAAGTTGTCGTCTCCGTCATTTACCAACCTTGATATATTTCAAATAGTACCAGCAGTTGGTACGGGTGTTAATGTGAGACCTAATTACAATTATGCACTACAAGTTAATGAAGGAACATTGGCTTCTACTGGTACAACTACATTTAGGATAAGAGAAAATGTCAACTTTTCTTACTCAAGTTCTTTTGACCCAACCACGGTAAGTATTTATGAAACATCAGGAACGGCCCCAACTTTTTATCTACTAAAGAAAACGGTAGGTGTTGTAAGTGGAACGGTTGTTGAAGAACAATTTAGTTTTGGAAGTGCTAAAAAGTATCAAAGGATTATATTAGGAAGTGAGAATGTATTAGAAATAATATCTTGTACAGATAGTGATGGTAATACTTGGAAAGAGGTTCCATTTTTAGCACAAGACACATTGTTTGATTCTGTACAAAATACTGCAGCTAATGATTCTGAACTATCACAATATAGTGATGAAGCACCATACCTTTTAAAACTTCTAAAAACTCCAAGACGATTTAAAACTTTTATAAGGGCTGATAGTAGAACTGAATTAAGATTTGGGGCAGGTGTAAGTGATTCGTTTGATGAAGAAATAGTACCAAATCCAAGTAATGTAGGTTCATCATTACCTGGTAGTCCAACTTATTTAGATACATACTTTGACCCATCTAACTTTTTAAAAACAGAAGCTTATGGTCAATCACCATCAAACACAATACTTACAATAAAATATTCTCATGGTGGTGGATTAGGTGATAACGCTACCCAAGATAGTATTTCTAATTTATCAGAAATATCATTAACATTAGATGAAACAAGTTTAAATGCTGGATTGGTCGCAACAGTTAAAGATTCTGTAGCAGTAACAAATCCATTTCCAGCTAATGGTGGTAAAGGTGCAGAAACAACAGAAGAACTAAAAGAAAATGCTTTAGCTTACTTTCAGGCTCAAGGTAGGAGTGTAACTCGTGAAGATTACATAACAAGGGTATATGCATTACCACCTAAATTTGGAGCTATAGCAAAGGCATACATTGTTCAAGATGAACAATTGAATATACCAACAATGCAAAAAGAAGTCAAGTCTAATCTTTTTATGGATGAAAGAAACCTTGACCAACTTAAGTCACAAGATGCTGCTTCTTCTAATAGATTACCTAATCCAAATGCACTTAATTTATACACTCTTGGATATACAGCTGGTAAAAAATTAACTACTTTAAATTTAGCAGTAAAAGAAAATTTAAAAACATATCTTTCACAATATAGATTAATGACGGATGCGGTCAATATAAAAGATGCATATATTATTAATATTGGATTAAAAGTAAATTTTATATGTCGTACTGGATTCAATAAAGACCAAGTATCATTACAAGTTATACAAAAGGTGAAAGATTTTTTCCAAATAGATAGGTGGCAAGTTAACCAACCAATTGTTTTACAAGAGTTGGCATATGAATTATCTATCGTTGAAGGTGTAGGTGCGATAGTTCCACCTACGGTTGATAATCCTAAAAATGTACCAGTATTGATTACTAACAAGTTCAGTACTGCAGATGGTTACTCAGGTAATATTTACGATATAAATTACGCAACCAAAGATGGTATAGTTTATCCATCACTTGACCCAAGTATATTCGAATTGAAATACCCAAATATTGATGTGGAGGCACGGTCAATTGGCGATTCAATTGGGAATAAATTGTAGGAGACCATAGATGCATTATTTTGAATACGCTGAAAAAGACACAACACTATATTCTCGTAGTGGAAGTCAAAATACAGGTATAGATGAGATAATAGAAGTAGTAAAGGATGTAAGTGCAGCTGGTGTTGTACAAGGTATAAGTCGAGTGTTGATAAAATTTGATACAACTTATATTTCATCTTCTGTATCAAGTGGATTGATACCTTCAAGTTCGTACACAAAATTTTATTTAAATTTATATGATGCAAATTCTAATGGTTTAAATGTTAATCAAAATTTATATGCATATCCAGTAAGTCAATCTTGGGACAATGGATTTGGTAGGGAAGATAGTTTCCCAATAATTACAGATGGTGCCAGTTATAATTTCCGTGATAACAATGATGTCAAAACCATGTGGACAGGTTCTATGACTGGTTCGGGTGGTACTTGGTACAATCAATACGAAGCCTCACAATCTTTTTCTAACCAAGCATCTGATGTTCGTATGGATGTTTCTAACATTGTTTGGCAGTGGTTACATGGAAACATAGAGAATGATGGTTTTATGGTCAAAAGAAGTGGAAGTATTGGTAATTTAGACTCTACACTTGATGAAGGTACATCTAAGGCACTTGGTAACTTTTCATTTTTCAGTAGAGAAACCCATACGATTTACCAACCTAAGTTAGAGGCTGTTTGGGATGATTCTAAATGGAATAGTGGTTCATTAGAATATTTGACTTCAACGGAACTTGAAGATGTTAAATTATATCCAAGAAGTTTGAGAGACCAATATAAAGAAGATTCGAAAGTAAAGTTTAGAGTTGCTGGTAGACCATTGTATCCTGAAAAAACTTTTTCAGCCACAGCTGGATATTCAACAGGATATAATACTGCAAAAATGTTACCGAGTGGTAGTACATTTTATCAAGTGGTTGATGTTTTTACAGATGATATTATCATACCATATGGTAGTGGTTCAAAAGTTAGTTGTGATTCTACCGGTAATTATTTTAATCTACATTTAAAACCATTATTAGCTGATAGATTTTATCGTGTTGATTATAAAATTATAAGTGGTAGTGGTACTGCAGATGAGACAATACAGTTTTTCAATTACCTACCATCATTCAAAGTAGTAAAATAAAGGAGTTAAAATGTCATATATTATAGCTGAACCTTGTGTTGGAACTTGTGATACAGCATGTGTAGAGGTTTGTCCTGTAGATTGTATCCATGGCCCATATGATGTTGAGGGAAGTGGTGAAGAGGCAAAAGTAGATGGATTTATACCAAAAGAAACTGATTCACTTTACATAAATCCTGATGAGTGTATTGATTGTGGAGCCTGTGAACCCGAATGTCCAGTAGAGGCAATCTTTGAGGAAAGTGAAGTTCCTGCAGAATGGAATAAATATATTAAAAAGAATTATGAATTTTTTGGTTTGGAGATGGATTAATGCCTTTAACAAAAGAAGAATTACAAAAAAGTGAATTCTATCAAAAGTTAAGAGAACAAGATAGGCAAACATATCTTAATGAATTAGAACAGAGACGAAAGTTGAGTGGGGGCGTAGTGGTTACTGAAAACGACCAAATAATTATCAACGAAGCAACACCACCTTTAAGAAATGATGCTGGTGTTTTTATAGCAGTTGAGGATCCATTTGAGGAAGGAAAAAACTTAGAAGAAGAAGACCAACTAATTAAAATTTCTAAAAAAACAACTGTCTATTCTACCGACCCAGTATGGAATGATATACTTAATCGAGAATTTGAAGAATTATGAGAATAAACACACCACTAAACGATAACGACTATAGAGAGTTAAAAAAAGAATCTAAGGAAGTATTGGGTGCTAGTGGATATCTGAATCCACCGTTTGGTCAATCAACAGATGACTATGTTGAAGTTCACCTTTTGGATACCGATGAGAATTTCTTAGAAAAATTTAATTCCACTCATACTACTTTTGAGGATGATACGATAATTCTTAATATTGGTCAAGATTTAAGAGATAGAGATTACAATCGTGGTGAATTTCAAGTTCGTTATCATTTTGTTAGAAAAGTTGCTGGTGGTAATGATATAGTATTGACAAAAACTGTAAGTGGTCAACCAAATATAATTCATAGTGGTAATCCTGCACTAACAGGTGTACCAATGGGACAATTTCACACCGATAGTGAAGGTAATGCCTTTGTAGGTGAGAATCCACCTGCTAATGGTCAAGATGCACAACCACTTGATATTAAAGAATGGAAGTTCAAAATAGATGAAATATCACCATCACGAACAGAAATTAGAATAGTCCCTCAGTTAATAAACAATTCAAATTATATAAAAGAATTTAGAGAATTAATAGAACCAAAAAGGTATATACCTGAAACTGCTTGGACTGAATATATAGATGGAGATGGTGGTTTATTAAATGCTTGGAGAACGATAAGGGATAATCCTGATGATGGTTTGTCAAAATGGTGGAGACCAAGATTACAATTTGAAGATAATATTACAAAGAAGGCTGATTTTGGAAAGTTACATTGGAACTTATTTGGTCAAAATGAACCAAATAGAAATTTACCAACCCAAGATGGTGGTGGTCAGATAAGTTGGACAGGACCCGATAGTTCAAGATTAGAGTTTAATGTCAGACGAGAAGTGGAAGATGAAGGTTTTAAAGATTTTATGATTGGTTCCACCATAACTATTAAAAAAGCATATATAGTTGGATATGAAACAAGACCTGATACACAAGAAAATTCAGAGTATAGTGCAGAAGATGGAATACCTGAATTATATATTCAAGTAGTTAGTGTAACTGATACTAAACAAGTCAACTTCACAATGTATACCAAAGATGGAGAAGAATTCAACCCAAATACAAATGGAGTACAATTTTATTGGGAGTTTGGATGTGGTCATACAAAAGAAGCATCAAAGGATTCAACTGCATCACATAATTACGACACGGAAGGTTCATATGCTCCGAGTGTATATGTATTTACACCAAACTTTCAAAAAGAAATTACTGAGATTAGAACACCAAGTGGTAGGATATTAGATTTTGTAGAACTTGGAATATCAACACCACCAGCTGATGCTTCACCATCTGTCGGTCAAAGTCAATTGGATGGTAGGATAATAAAATGGAATGGTAATGGTGGAGCTCCAATCAAATCATTGACCAGATTCGAGGCAGCAGGTGCAGGTTCAAGGTGGTACATACAAAACGGATACAGACGACATATCGTTTCTTCTGATGCCGTATCGTTACTTAGAAGTGCACTTGGACAGGTACCCGAAGTAGATGGTGAAGGAAACATAATTGATGACGCCTACGATGGAAGTTGGTTACCAGCAGATGTACTCCTACCCTCAACCACTATAAATCAATTTCCAGTCGGCCCGAACTATGAATTGAATAGTTTATCTAATGGAATTTCTACGGCAGTTTCATTACCTACTCAAGATATGGGAGAACCACAATTCTTAGGTAACTTTGGTGAACAAGAAGAGGAACAAGAAGAGCAAACCGATGATTCGGATGATTCATCAGATGACTCAAATGATGATTCTAATAGTGATGGTACTTCATTCACAATTAAACTATACAATAGTCCGATTGATTTTCAAGAAGGACTGGCAGGTAGTTTTGTTAAATTCGGTAATCCACAGGCGACTGAATACGAAAGCACAAATGATACGGCATTTCAACAAATGAATTTTGTTGGTAATCAATTCATAAATATTAAGGCCAAGACGATGGGTAATTCTGATATAAATACTTTTATCGGTTTTTTTGATGATCCTGATTTTACACAACCATCATTTGACCCTCAACCTGATAATGACCAAAACCAACAAGTATTGGTAAATGGTAATAGAAATTTTTATGTCAAAGTAGAATCGGGTATGTAATGAAGAATAAAAGAATTATATATTGGGGTGGTAATCACCAAACAATAGTCCCACGAATGGGTGCATGTGGAGATGGTGTCGAACCATCAGGTGGAAGTGGTGGAGCTGGTGATGGTCAAAAGAAAACCGAAAAACCAAAAGACGGAGGAAAGTTTGGTTTAGTAATTGATGCCTTAGCCCAATTAGGTTTTGAATTACAAGATGCGGCAATCGGTACACTAGCAACCGCACTCATAGGTGACCCAGCATTTGGAGTAACCTTTCAAAAAAATAGACCAAGTACAGGTGAAAAGATATCAGATTTAGAAGGACAACTCGGTGATTTAAATGCAGAACTAAGTAGTCCACCACCAAGAAGTGCAGCGAGGTCAAGTTTATCCGAAGGTGATTTACAAGATGCCATAAATGGTATTGAAATAGACCTAGCTAGGTTACAAGAAAACCCACCTGATAGTGGTTTAGATCCTGTAGCACCTCTTCAACTTGATAGTGTTGATGATTTACCACAACCTGCAGATTTTGTAGGACAGCAGGCTATAATAAATGGTGAGTTGTATGTGTGGAAAGACCCACCAGGTACTTGGATTAATTTTGGTAATCAAGAAACAAAATTTTTACCAACAGACCAAGACCGAGAAGTTCCTATTTATGAAAATTATGTTGCTACTATAACTGATGTTCACAATCAAGATTCAATTAGTACGGATAAAACTTGGAGTGTAGGTGCAACCGAGGTTGAACATATAGGACCTACTCAAGTTAATTTACAAACAAAATTTGATACTTGGTATGTTGATACTCCTGTAAGACAAGATTTATATACATACATGAAACATGGGGAGAATGGTAGTTCTTTAATTATAAATCAGATAGAGGACAGAGAAAAATTTAATAATTTTCCCTACGCCATTAATTACAAATTATACGAACCTTTACCTGATAATATATCAAAAGATGATTTAGTTTATATTTGTAAACAGATGTCATCTCCTGTATTGGAAACTGTGGAGTTAGTAGATTTTACAGATGAAGAAATAGAAGATGTTGTTTTAAGAAACCCTAAATGGGATGCTGGTTTACATTCTGATGGAGCATTAAATCAAAATGAATCAAATTACAAAACCTACAATGAAATTGTAACATCAAATAAAACTATCCAAGAAATTATTGAAGATAAAGTTATTAGTGGTAGTTTCAATGAAAGTATTGAATTGGATGGTATAGATTATTCCCAATTTGAAAATTTTGCAAAGTTTAGTTCTGTTGAAGATAGATTAGTTAACTTTAAATATAAGTTGGATAAGATAGAACTTTTTACAAGTCAAAGTGATTCTTTGAGTGGTGTATTGGGTCAAGAAACTGCAACTTTTACTCAATCATTACAAGATAATGTCCGTGAGATTAAAAATAATTTTACTACCTTTGAAAAATATATGTATTTCGAATCTTCGAGTTATTCGAGTGGTTCACTTGGTGAATTTCATGATAACACATGGCCTAAGAAAAGTGGAGAGGGTACATCACTTAGTCCATATGTTTTATATTCGGTTTCCGAATCTGTTGCTGTAGATTGGTATAGTGGTCAGATTATAAGTAGTTCTAATTATGATAGAGAAAATCGTGATAGACTATTGGAAAATATACCAAACCACATAAAAGATGATGAAAGAAATGATGCCTTTACAACATTTATTAATATGACTGGTGAACATTTCGATGGTATATGGTCATATATAAACCAAATTCCCGCTGTACATGATAGAAGGGATGGATTAGATGTTGGATTATCAAGAGACTTAATTTTTCAAGTGGGAAGGTCTTTTGGATTTTATCTAAACGATGGTCAAGACCTTGTGAGTTTACCAAACTATTTAATTGGTGCCGATGTTACTGGTTCGAGTTCAGAATATTCTGTTCAGTCAGTAACTCCTCAGAAAGATATATCGAGAGAAATTTGGAAAAGAATTTTAAACAACATGCCTTTCTTCTTAAAAACTCGTGGTACTATTAGGTCAATCAAAGGTTTAATAAATTGTTACGGAATACCAAGTAGTATATTGAGAGTGAGAGAGTATGGAGGACCCAATCCAAATAGGAATAAACCATCCTTTCAAATTACGAGAAAATTTACAAAGGCCGCAGAGTTTAAGGCTGGTCAATACATAGAAACTACTTGGGCTAATGATACTAATAGTGGTAGAAAACCTGATACCATTGAGATGAGATTTAGGGCAGCTAGTGGAAGTAATCAAACATTATGGCAAGCTGGTACAGACATAGCATTACGATTGGTTGATAATGGTTCTGTGGATGATTATGGAACAGTACAATTTTTCTTAGAGGGTGGAGCAAATCCTGATTTGACGGTTTCTTCAGATTCATTACCAATATATGATGGTGAATTTTATAATGTAATGTTAACAAGAATGAGTGCAAGTGTACAAAATAGTGGATTTCATCATAGTGGTAGTTCGACTGGACAATTAACAGCCGATACCACATCACAAAATATATTATACTCATTATATGTTGGTCGTTACGATTCAGGACTATCAAGAATTATTTATAAGTCATTTTCAAGTGGTAGTACATCTACTTCAAGTAACAATTCAGCATTTGTTGGTAATGAAACTGCCTATATAGGTGGTAAACCAAGTAATGATTTTGGTAATCAACTTAGTGGTAGTATCATGGAATTTCGTTATTGGAATACTGCACTTAATAGTGGTTCGTTTGATAATCATGTTCAGGCACCAAAGGCATTTGATGGAAACCATCCATCCGCATCATATACCGATTTGGTATTAAGATATAGTTTCGATGATGATAAAAATTTAGATTCATCAACAAGTATTCGTGATACAAGTGCAGACCAATCTTATACAGCAGAGGGAACTGCTAATGGATATTCAAGTGGTAATCGTCCACATTTTAGAAAGTTAGTAGACCAACAAAAAGCAAAAGTTCCGAACTTGGGTCCTAATGTTCGTGTAGAAAATAAAGTAAGAATAGAAGATAGTAAGTTACTTGGTAATTTAGCCGTAGATGAAAGGTCTGAACTAAGTGCGTATGATTTAGCACCATTGGATAGTAATAAACTTGGAGTTTACTTTAGTCCTACCGATTCAATCAATGAAGATATTATACTGAGTGTTGCAGATTTAGATTATGACCAATATATAGGAGACCCAAGAGATAAATACGAGAGAAGATACAGAAGACTTGATGACATAGCAACGACTTATTGGCAAAAATATAACGCCCCAAATAATTTTTGGGATTATATGAGATTGATAAGATTTTACGATACAAGTGTATTTGAACAAATAAGAAAGATGATTCCTGCAAAAGCAAGGGCTAATGTTGGATTGTTAATAGAGCCAAATTTATTGGAGAGAAGAAAGGAAGTAGTTGGTGCACCGCCTGATTTTGATGTGGTGAATGTAAGGGGTAATTTAGATGCGGGATTCGGTAGAGTTGTTAGTGGTTCAACATTACCCTTGACACAATCCATTGATGTAATGGCTCAGTTTTCACAGAGTGGTCAGTATCTAACTTACACTGGTTCCCTTTCTACAGCACCATCCGCATCAGGTGGTCAGTATTTGACTTTTACCTCTTCAATATCAACAGACATATTTAGGTCACCAGCCACTTATATACTTTCATCTTCATTAGCTGGATGGGGTGGTGGAAAAGAAACATATGGTGATTTTATCCTTACTATTGGAGGACCTGAATATATATTTAGAGAAGTATTACAACCAAACATAAGTGGTTCGAGAACTTCAGAGCACAATTATGAAAGAAGATATTTTTATACAACTCAGGCAAGTGCTTCATTAGATAATTTTTATTCATCTTCATTTGTAAGAAGTGATAAACAAAGTTTATATCAAGACAATCAAATGTTTAGATTAGTGTATCAAGGTTCAAAACAGACTAAGAGAACAACCCTTGACAAGTTAGATCCTGTAACGGTAGTACTAACTTCACCAACTACATTGGTAACAAAAGAAACTGGTGAATCTAAACTTGATGTATTATAATGAAAAATTTAGTTTGATTATATTTATAGATAAGAAGTTTTAATCTTATTATAACATAAATCCAAACTACTCAGTCCTAAAGGAGATACAATTATGGGATTTTTAAATAATACCACAATCACGGTTGATGCGATACTTACGAAAAGAGGTCGTGAGTTATTAGCCCGTGGTAATAATGAATTTCAAGTTACGAAATTCGCATTAGCAGACGATGAGGTCGACTATCGTTTGTGGGATACCTCACATCCCAATGGAACAAATTTTTATGGAGCAGTAATCGAGAACATGCCCCTATTGGAACCTGTACCTGATGAAACACAAGCATTAAAGTACAAGTTAATTTCACTCCCAAAGGAAACATCTCGTTTACCAATCTTAGATATCGCTGTTCCATCACTAACATTTCAGCAAGGTGGTGGTAATGGTGATTTATTGAGTCCTGGTACTTTAAATTCAACAGATGCAGATTTAGGATATACATTTTTAGTACATGACACAGCAGTCGCGAGACTACAGATTGGACAAGCAGCACCCGGACAGACAGCACCATTAGTACCTGTCAATTTGAGTAGTGAAGAAATAACAAACTCACAAAGTGTAGTTGGTTTAACTGCAAGAGTAATACCACAAACATTTACCACACCAAATAGGAAGAAAACACAAATTACTGTGGTGGGTAATCAGACTGGAGCGACACAGACAATAACAGTTACTGTTAATAAGACAGTACTTGGAAGTCCAGCTTCACCAGTCTCATCTTAATAGTTAGGAGTTAGAAAATGGCATTAGCAGGAGCATATAAATTATTTGACCAAGAAAATGATGTGGTTAAAAATATCAAGGCCACGATATCAAGTGGTATATGGAGTGGTGGAACTGGTACACTAACTACATTCTTTTCACAATCAGCAAACAGCTCTTCAGCTGGTAAGTATTATTATGATGTGTATAAGACAGACCCATCATCAGATACAGAAGCTGAAGTCCAATTTAGTCTTGGATATGGACACTTAGAAGGTAGTGGTTCATTAGGTACAATTGGGGGAGCAACTGGTAATAGAGCTTCTGCAGCTATTCACGCACAACTTGTAAACTTATTATTACCACCAAATAGAGATAGATTCACATACGCTGGTTCGGTAACCTCAAAACACTTTTTTGTTCTATCATTAAAAAGAGCTCGTATGAGAGAAAAGATGGATCCAGGTAATTGGGAACTCCGTATTAGTGGTAGTAACAAAAATGTTGGTGAAAATATTAGACTGATAGACGATAGTAATTCTACAACAGATCCAGAAGCAGGAATAGGTGGTAGAGTATTTAATGTGGTTACTGGTTCCATTACAAGTGGTACTACATCTATAAACACAGCAGCAACATCTAATCCTGGTGGTGGTTATGGTTTGTTCTATCCTGATTTAGGTATTATTTTATTAAACGCTGATATTGTAGACGCGTCAGCATCTATAAGTGTTAATACAACTTCAAATACTGATGGTGGTAATGTTCCAGCATTCTTTAGTAGTGTTAAAGGTGGAGCATACTTTCAAGCTCGTAGAGAAGAAAAACTCTCATCTACACATTACTTCGTAAGGGCTGGAAATAAAGAATTTAATTTTTCTAACAATCCAACTTTCTTCACAGCATCTACTGGTGACTTCACACAACCTACTTTCTTTAAAGACCCAAAAGTCTACATAACAACAGTAGGTCTGTTTAACAATAGTAATGAACTATTAGCAGTAGCCAAGTTAAGTCAACCTGTATTGAAATCTTATTCTCGTGAGGCATTAATCAAAGTCAAACTTGACTTCTAAAACATAGGGGAGTGGAATGATTTTAAGAGATGTCCACCCACAAGATGTTTCTATAGAGCCCTTCAAAACCCACAAGCGATTCACTTTCACCAATACTGATAGTGGAAGTGGAGTGTTCGCTCTTAAGGCAAGTAGTGGGAGTTTTAGGGGGTTCGATTCAGGTTCCGCCCTATCCCAAAGTATTGGTTCATTTAATCAAATGTCTCGAAGTATGGCATTACCAAAATCTACTTGGTATAGTGGAGGAACATTCTATGACCTTCCAACATACTATATGTTAAATCACAAGTTTTATGAAAGATTTAGCAATCGTCCAAAATTTAGTAAGCACACGAATCAAATTGAACCATTTTTATCATATGGTAACTCAAACACAAATGTTAGTTTTAGAGAATTGCATAATAATGCATCAGTAATTACGATTCCTCAGCAATTGATGGGTGAGGGAATCAAACCAAAGAGTGTTCGTGTATTAGATAATATAAGTGATATGACTACTGATATCCGTGATGACGGAGATGGTAATTTATTTGATTTTGCATATTCACAAAGTTATGCAGCTTTTAAATCAAGCTCCTTTACCAACACACCTACGAGTGATGTTAGTTCGAGTTATGTATTAGGAAATGTTTTTTATAAACAAGGTTTAATAGTAATGACAAGTACTGGTTCAAAGTATCTAAATGCATTTACTGGTACAAATAGTGATGGGTATACTTTAAATTATCAAGCCACACATACAATTTATCAACACGAATATATGGTAACTTCACAGGCAGGTCAACATAATGCTACAAGCAATGTAAGTGCAACTTTTGAAAGAAGTGGTAGTTTCCAATTGGGTGAGGGTACAAATCCTGATTCAATTTTCCCACCGAGTGATAATCCACTTGATGGTATTGGGAGTGGTTCATATAATCAAACATACGAAGGAACACAATTTTACGAAAACTTTGTAACACATAGTGAGTTCAGACCGTACATCACAACAATAGGATTATATAATGATGCAGGAGAATTATTAGTGGTTGGTAGAACAGCAAAACCAATAAAAAATGATGACAAAACAGCTATGAGTTTTGTTGTTCGGTTTGATGTTTAATTGGATAGTTTTATATTTATTAGTGTAATTTATCGCTTAATGGGAGAAAACAGATGTTAAAGAAAATTATAATAGGTTTACTTATAACCTCATCTTTGTTGGCTGAAAATGAAATACTTAAATTTTTAAAATATTCAACAGCATATGCTAGTTTTAGTTTAAATGCTCCACGATTTCAAGATGATAGGTTTGCTATCGTTGGTGGATTGAGCACGGGCGACTTGGTGGTGGATAGGACAGAGAGAGATTTAAAACCTGATTTTCAATCATCATTTGGACTGAGAAAGATTGGTAGATTTCAATACGAACCAAAAAGAGGTGTTAAGTCTGCTGGTAAAGGTGGGACTTGGTATGATGGTTCAGAACAGAATGCTAACGAAAGTGCTACATTCGGACCTGTAAAAGGTTGGGAATATTTACTTAAATTGTCTGAAGGTAGACAATGGGGTAACGAATATATCAATCAAGAATATTGGGTACGATACATCGGTGATTGGGCTATGGCTAAAGTTGGTATGACTGATTTAGGATTAGAAGATATTAGTTATATTCACGGAGATTTAAGATTACACCTTACACCAGAAGTACTAAATGATAAACTACATTTTAGTGTAGGTCTAAAACATAGACAACATCCTGTATATGGATTCGATGCTATGGTATTGGACACGACTTGGTATCGTGGTTCATGGTGGGCATTTGCAGAAGATGCCTTCGGTGTTGATGACAATATGTGGTATGATGAATCTATGTTAGAGGGATACGATGAAAATGGTAATCCTATTTGGACTCATGATGAGTTGTTAGAACTTGTAGATGGTGAATGGGTAAAGGTTGAAGGTGATGGTCCTTTTTGGAATGGTCAAGGTGAATATTGGGGACATGATTGGTTGTGGAGAGATGCCAATGGTAAGATATTTGCCTACACAGATAGAGAATATTTCATATACCATTTTCCACAGATGTTAGAGACTTATATAAATGGAAAGAAAAAGAATTTAGGATATCAGAGTGAAACATCCTTGATAATAGGTGTGGATTTTTACCATTACGCAGATAATTGGTGGATACATGGTTGGGGTAATTGGTTACCTGTTCATTACGGACACACCAAATACTCTTATCAGAATGCTTCACTATATAAAAAACATTTAGATGAAGGATATGAACCATATGATTTTGAATATTCTGAACCCAATTGGGCGGATTGGAATGATTATGATATGGGAGCTATATTCGGTGTAAAGGTTAAAGATAATCTTGGAGTATTTGCTGAAGGTAGATATCTGTATTATTGGGAACGACCAGCATACGATATCAAATTAGGAATTAATTATCAATTTATGGGGTTTTAAAATGAAAAAATGGTTTGATATAAAAGAAAAGTACCTTAATCCATTGGTTTGGATTATTTTAATTTTATCTATTAGTTGTGAAGACACACGAGTAGAAGAAACAATAGAACCTTCTATGCAAATGTGGGTAAATGGTGACCCAATAGACCCGTTTACTTACTATGGTTCAATAACAACTTTTGGAAGTAAACAAGTTGGTGAGGATGGTAAGATAAAGAAACTATTGGTTTTTCACTTTCAAAGGGAAGTTGGTAGAGTTTTACCTGAATTAGAACATTATGCTACTATATGGTATGATAAAGATGGTGAGGATAATGATAATTTAATAGATGAAGGTTTGTACTTAAATTACGGAGTTGAAGATACCGTTTATAGGGATAAAACAATAGACTTAGAAATTATAGGTAGTTTTGATTATACAAATTTTGGTCAAGCAGAAATAACAGAAGTTAAAGATAACAAAATCTCAGGTGTGGTCAATGGTCAGTTCTACAATCCATATAGAGATGAATTACAGATAGCATTATTGGTTTTTGATAATATAGAAATCGGAATGGATCCTGAAGGAACATTTTATACAGGTGAATAATATATGAGTGATGGGGTTAAATTAGGTCAGTTGCTATGTGATGCAGATGTTATCACAAAACGACAACTAAGTAAAGCCTTACAAGAACAAGTCAAGGGTCGTAAAGGTACACTTGGTGAGATTCTTGTAGACATGGGTGTTTGCACATTTGAGGACATCACCGATGCTATGATGAATCACTCTTCGGATACCCAAAAACACGAAGAAAAGCACGAAGAGATTCACAAAGAACCCATACCAAAACCAGTAGTTGAATCGAAGCCTGTTGTAGCTCAACCTACCCCACAACCTGTAGTAGAAGAACCAAAAGTAGAAGAACCAATAGAACTTTCGGAAGATAAAGTTATGGGTACAAAGTTTACAATGTCTATTCAGACCATTATTGCACTTGTTAGTGTAATAGCAGCAGGTGTCGGTGGTTACTATATGTTACTATCAGAAATAGAAGAAGCAAAAAATTTACCTGAACCACCATCTATAGAATCTATATTTGGTGATGAGTATCCATCCAAACCAGATGGACATAACTGGCCTCGTTCTTATGAACAATATAAATCACAAGTAGGTGGTTTACAAGAAGATATGGATGCCGTCTATGAAATAATAGATGAGTATGAAGAGGCAATTGAAGATTTAGAAAAACTTGTAGCTAACTTAAGGGTTGAAGTTGCGAGAAAAAAGGACAAGTAGGAGTTACATTATGCGAAATTTGTTAGGATTGATATTATTTTTCTCCATGACATTTGGTCAAGGTGTTAACGATAAGAATTTTAAAGAAAAAATAAATGGTGGAATTGTTGTTGTGGTATTTACAGCAGAATGGCAAGAAACCGAATTTGATGAGAAACTAATCAAAGGTGTTAGTGGATATCAAGATTGTGAAATTTTAAGAGTACAGAGTGAAGAAGCACCAAAGGTTGTTAAGAAACTTAGATTTAGAAACTTTCCATCAATGGCATTATTCTATGATGGTTCTAAAAAGGAAACATGGAAAGCCGATATGGACGGAGAACTTGATTTAAGTAATAAGGAAATCAAGTCGGCAATAGATGATGTATTGGCCGAAGATGTGTTTTAATGTATGAATATCGCAACGATAGCAGGACATCTGGCATTTGGTCTAATAGCATTTTCTTTTTTAGTAAAGGATATTTTATACCTTAGAATCCTATCCATACTAGCAAGTTTATTTTCTGTATTTTATAATTTTTACATCCCCCTTGAACCAATGTGGTTGGCGATAAATTGGAATATTGTTTTTGTACTCGTAAATGTATACCACATAGCAGTTCTTATCTATGAAAAACGACCTGTCCACATGGACGATAAAAACAATGAGTTATATGAAACCCTATTTAAAGATTTAACACCTGTAGAATATTTAAAAATTAGTAAGGCTGCCATTTGGAAAACATTTCAACCTGGTGAATTTGTTACAAGACAAACACACCTTGTACCAGATTTAGTATTGATATACAATGGAACAATAGATGTTGCAGTAGATGGTAATAAAGTAGCTGAATTAAAAGATGGTCAGTTTGTAGGGGAGATGTCATTTTTAACAGAAAAATCAGCAACTGCGACTTGTATAGTCAAACATCCATGTGAGTGTTTAGTTTGGAAACAGAGAGAATTTAAAGAATTATTAAAAAGGAATCCATCTTTATACTTCACACTTCAAACTTTATTAAGTGCACAAGTATCCAATAATCTTGTTAGCAGTAGTAAAAAATGAATAACAGATATTTATATTTAATGGATAAAAAATATGCCAAGTAAAAAGGCCAAATTAAGAAAACAGACCAGACTCAAGAAAAATAAAGAGTTGAAAGAAAAAGGTCGTACAAAAAAACAATACAAAAAGTGGTTGAAAAAACAACAAGGAGAAAGTAATGGGGTTACTAAGTACAATCGCCAAAGGAGCAGGTAGTTTATTAGGTGGTGATACAATAAAAGATGTAGGGAATATCATAGATAACTTACATACTTCAGGAGAAGAAAAGGAAGAAGCCAGACAAAAAATTACACAAATTTTAGCAACAGCCGAACAAGCAGCACAAGCTCAAGTATCTGCTCGTTGGGAAGCTGATATGAAACATGGAAGTTGGTTGAGTAAAAATATCAGACCATTAACATTGGTGTTTTTAACTGCTATATTTACCGTTTTAAGTATATTTGATGGAAACTTAAAAATAGGTGAACAGGCATTTACAATAGGAGCAGCATATGTTCCTGTGTATCAAACATTATTAATGACAGTTTACGCAGCATACTTTGCTGGTCGTTCAATCGAAAAGGTTAAACAAGTAGCAAAATAAGGGGGAATAAAGGTTGAGTGAAAAACAAGAGGCTATTATAAGACAACAAGCACTATTAATGATGTGGAGAAATCAAGGTAAAGAACATATAGTTCAAAGAGTCTATAAACGCTTTAAAAAATGTATAAATAACGGTTAGGAGAGTAAAATGGCTGAATTAAGAAAAGTAGTTAAAGAAGACTACCATATACAAGACCAAAAACATGCTATCAATCAACAATTAGTTGATATCATAAAGTTTAGACAGAACAAGAAATGGTATATTAGTATATCTGTAGTAGCACTTTTCTCTACAATTCTTGCTCTTATGATTTACTTTATGAGTAATGGTGTAGATGTTCAGAGTGGATGGAAAGAAATATTACTACTGATGTTGGGTGGATTCGTTGGTTCATTTGCCAAGGTAATTGACTTTTGGTTCAACAACGCTGAAGATGATGTTAAATTATTAGAACATGCAGATGACTAAACTTAACGAAATACTAAAAAAATTAACTACAGAACAGACACATAAACTTCTTGATAACTTATGTATCGAGTGTGGTTTACCTGTCCACGAAAACTTACGAAAGTGGTTTAAAGATAAATGGGTAAACATCGGTAAGAAGAAAAAAGGTGGTGGACATCCACCATGTGGTTCAAGTGGAAAGAAAAGAGGATATGCTAAATGTGTTCCAAAGTCTAAAGCTGCAGGTATGACAAAGAAACAAAAAGCTAGTGCTACTCGTAGGAAGAGGTCAGCACAAAATAAAGCTGGAAGAGGTGGTAAACAATCTGCAGGACAAGGTAAGAAACCAATTTATGTATCAACCAAACCTAAGAAGTAATGGCTGATTTAATACTACCAAGAGGAGAATTAAAAGTACTTCAAGCTGAAGACAAGGAATACAAGAGAGGTGTTCTGATGAAACTACTCGACAAAGGTGGATACAAAATGGCATATTGGTTGAACAAACCTGATAAACCATATCCAGTAGAAATCATAGTCGATGGTAAGAGTGTCGCTAAAGCTGGTAAGGTAGTTCACATGAAATTTCATCCCAAAGACTATTATGATAAAAATGTAGAAGAGGGATGGAGTAAAAAATATAAAAAGTCTATTGATTGTAATAACCCAAAGGGGTTTAGTCAAAAGGCTCATTGTCAAGGGAGAAAAAAGAGAGAACATATGGAAATTAATGAATTAGTACCAAATATGGCAGTAGTAAATCCCCAAGCTTATAATCAATTGTTGAAGAAACAATTAACTAAAACTAAGAAGGTCGGTACTGCTCTTAAGAATAAAAAAGACCCTTTACACAAAAGAGCTTTACAATTAGTAAAAAGATTTATTAAAAAGGAAATGTTGAATCCACCAAATTATTTAAGAAATGTTGGGAATGTTCCACAGAATAATCCTGATGGAGAACACAGATTTAAAAAGGGTAAAGACCAAGAGGAGAGTATTATGAAAAGTGATAAAGTTGAAAACATGATTAGAAATCTGATTCGTACTGAAATCAAAAAAATTCGTGAATCTCAAATGATGACCGAAGAACAATTTGATGAGAAGGCAGGTAAAAAAGATGCCTGTTATCACAAGGTCAAAGCTCGTTATGATGTATGGCCATCAGCATATGCAAGTGGAGCATTAGTAAAGTGTCGTAAGGTAGGTGCTAAGAATTGGGGTAATAAATCTAAAAAAGAATCCGTAGATGAAGTTAAACTAAATGAATTAAAAATGAGTATGGAAAAATTTACAGATAAATTACTTAATGCATTAGAAGGTGATACGGCAGATTTAAGTTTTGGTATTAAACATAACAATAAAATAGAAAAAATGATGAGTGATGTAATGGATGTAGATACCTATTATCAAGTTAAAGATAAAAAAGAAATGATTAAAGGTTTGAAAAAAGTAAAATCAAATGTTGTTAAAATAAAATCATTGAACAAATCTATTTTTGATAAAGTATTATCAGATATTGATACAGCATACAAAACTTTTGAGACAAATATTCAAAAAAGAATACAAATTTCCGAATCTAAGAAAGAAGGTGTGAAGGAAGGATTCTCAAGTGACGCTCAGAGACGAGCAGCATTTGCTAGTGGATATGAAGAAAAGGGTAAAAAGAAGAAAAAGAAGGAAGGTTATCCTGGTATAAGTGTAAAACCATTACACGATGATGAGTTAAACGAGTCTTATGATTTATGGATGGAAGATGGTTCTTGGGGATACACCATGACTGGGTTGGTAGAAGCTGAGTATCAAGGTCGTAAGGTTAAACTTGGAAAACCGATGCAAGGAGACTCAAAGAAATTTAAAGTATATGTTAAAAATCCAAAAGGTAATGTCGTAAAGGTAAACTTTGGACAAGGTGGAGATGCCAAAGGTGGAACTATGAGAATTAGGAAATCTAATCCTAAAGCTAGAGCTAATTTTAGAGCAAGACATAATTGTGATTCACCAGGGCCAAGACATAAAGCCCGTTATTGGAGTTGTCGTAAGTGGTAAAACTAAAAGATTTACTCAAAGAGTGGTCTGATAATAAATTAGTGTTGGGTAAAATTTATACCGAAAAGGATAACCCGCCTTTTAAAACACCAAAACAAATACAAAATGAAGCACCAATGAGTGATACTAAGAAAGGATTTCTTATGTTGAAAATTTGGGGTCAGAGTTGGAGTGTCAATATGGGTAAGGTATTTAAAGGTGTAAACGCTGAGAAACCAGCTATGATTAAAAAAGGTTTAAAAGAACTAAAAATATTACATAAAAAAATAGAAGAACAGATAGAAGATTTGATATGATTAAGTTGAAGGACTTACTGAACGAAAGTACTTACTTGGGTAGGTTAAGAGACGAATGGTATCCAGCACACACAAAGGATGCCCTATCTTGGACACTCACACAAGACTATGTTCCACTTTACCCAAAGACAATGGAAAAGGTGATTGGTAAGATACCGATAAACTCATTTCATGTTACAGGACCGAGTTATATAAAAACCTTAAAGGATGTATTGGGTAAGAAAAAATCAATCTCTACATTTACCAAGGCAAATAAATCCTCTCCGTTAGCGAAAGGTCGTGGTGTTCAAACGAAAAGTGGTGGTGTTATATTTCATGTATCGGGTGAGTTGTTAGCACGAAAGTATATGGATTTTGATACGGTACCCGATAGAACTGGTAGAAGATGGGTAAGGGGGTTTCATATATTTGATGGAGACCATATGATTGTAAAGACTGCCATTAAAAAGGCAAAATTACACGATTATGATTCATGGAGAAGTTTAGAACGAAAGATTCAAGATGAGGTTGAAAATGACCCTAAGTATGAAGATTTAAGATATACTGAACAGATGAAAATTATTAGACAGAACTTAGGCCCATACGCTCAAAAACAAATAAAAAAATATATCGATACCACCAATAAACTATTAAAGAAGCATAAAGATGATGTTAAGAAAAGCATTACACATCCATCTAAAGAAACATCAGCTTGGTGGAACGAAATAATTGTTTACAACACTAAGGTAATAGATGTATTTGTATTGAAAAGGGTTTGGGATGATTATTATTTTCAAAAAGATTCATATACGGGTACTGATTATGAAGAAATAGCACACAAGAAAGAATTATTAAAGTATGTACCTGAGAGTAAGATAACCATTGGAACACCTGCACAATTTCGTAAGTGGTATTTAAAACGAGAAGGTGAGATAACTATTTAATGATTAAACTTATGGACTTACTCAGAGAAACCAGTTTAAATTCAGCCTACAATGATGCTGGTGAACCTGATACAGGTTTCCTACCAAAAGGAAAGGTTAGAAAGTTAGGTATCAAATCTAACAAACCTGAGCCTTGGTTTGAAAAAGGTGGCTATGTTCAATGGAGTTTTCCAAAGGCAGGTAATATTTATGACAAGAACGATAAGTCCCAACAACGAATTCAAGTGATTAAAAAAGTGAAGAATACTGGTGTCAAGTACGATAATTTCCAAGAGGATGTTGGAAGTTGGGATAAGTATGGTAGTGAGGATTATTCAACAAATTATGAGATATCGGATATTTTAGATGATTAAATTATCACAATTACTATTAGAACGGATTGATTACTTACAAACTGCAAATGCACTTGTAAAAAAGTACAAGTTAAAAAGTAAGGTAAAGTTTGGTGCTAAACACGACTATGGTGATTACATACCTGAAAAAGATACCATATTATTAAATCGTTCCTATCCAAATGTTAAAGAATTCATTATTTCTGTATTACACGAAATCAAACATGCTTTAGATGCACAAAGATTGGGTGTTAGAAAGTTCGTCAAGAAATACAATCAAGCTGGTAATATGGCAGTCCACCAAGGTAGAGACCCACACGATGACAACAAGTGGGAAGAATTAGCTGAAAAGTGGGCACAAAAAGAATACAGAAGAAAATGGAGCAAGATTTTTAAATAGTTTCAAAATTTAGGTTATACTTATTAGTATGAAAACTCGTTCTGCTAAAAATAAAGGTAAAAGGTTACAGAATCAAATTCGTGACCAGTTATTAGAAAACTTCAAACAATTAGAACCCGATGACATCAAATCTACTACGATGGGAGAAAGTGGTGAAGATATACAACTTTCACCTGCTGCTCGTAAATTGATACCATATGCTATTGAATGTAAGAATCAAGAAAAATTAAACATATGGGAATCATTAAAACAGGCAGAATCCAATAGTGAAAAGGGTAAACCTGTTTTAATATTTAAGAGAAATCGTAGTAAAACTTACGCGGTGTTGGAAATTAAAGATTTTATAGATTTAATAAAATGATAAATTTAAACGAACCTTATGATGTTTATGTAGCTACTGAGGTAGGTGATGTTTCAAATGGTGGTGTTTCAAAATGGATTGATGATTGGATAAGTAATGTATCTCCACATTTGATTGTTAAACCAATTCTAATAGTTGAAATTGAACAAGATAAGGAATGGATTGAGTATACCAAACAATATGTAGATGTAATCCATAGACCAGGTACTGAATGGGAGTGGGAATATACAATGTCTCGTCTTCCAATATCTAATTACTTTTCATTACCTGATAGAAGAACAGTAGATATGGTTATAAAGGGTGCAAGAAAGTTTCATTTACTTTCATATCCATTACCGATAATGATGTATGGTAATTCTCAAAATTGGTCATCTAAAAGGATGAGGAAAGTTTACGACAGAAAAATAGATTCGGTCTGTATTCATAGTCTTGAATCTGTTACATTAAAGTGTCAACAAAAGTTACGAAAGTTCACCAAAAAAGTTATAAATTATCAACAAAAATCTATTGATTATCAAAATTATTTGATTAAGGATTCAGAAAATTCTATATGGATTGGTATTGATAATGAGGGTGATTTTGATTATGCAATACCAAACACATATGAATTTAAAAACAATCTACCTGCCAATAGTTCTAATGTTGTAGGATTCCCAGCTAGATGTGAACCAAGAAAGAATCTACATTTTTTAGAAAAAATTGAATCGATTGGTTTAACATTAGAAAAGATTTATGAGAAGTGTTTTAATGATTATAAAAAAAGTGTTAAATTAAATAAATTCAAGGTCATTGATTATAGGTCAGAAAAAATAGATAGGTTTTTCCGAAGTGAAGAATGGGGAATAAGTCACAGTTGTTTTGAAAGTGAGCCTTTTGGTTATAGTATTTTTCAGTCTATAGATTATGGTAAAATTCCTATACTACACAAGGATTGGAGTAAAGATATGAAGTATCCTTTTAGAGCTTCAACACAAAAACAATTTGAAAAACAAGTTGCTGAAATATCTAATCTTTCTGTTGAAGATAGAAATAATTATTTAGGGGAGTTAAGAGAGTATTTATCCAAGTATTCAGATGTTGAAAAGTGGAGAGATGATTTACTCAGTATCTACAATAAAGATGGAGACCAAGTTTGGTTACCTACAAATATAAGTCCAAGTAAAAGTGTTTGAAGAAACTAAAATATTAAACTTACTCGATAGAGTATTAGGTGGTAAACATAAAAGACATAAAAAACAAGGTCAGTTTGCTTGGATGTGTCCTTTTTGTAATCACTATAAACCAAAACTTGAAGTAAACATCTTAAAGTCGGTATGGCATTGTTGGGTATGTGATAAGAAAGGTAGAAGTTTATTTACCTTATTGAAAGGTATGAGAGCCACTAAAGCACAATTTGATGAATTGGGTGGTTTGGTTGATAGTAAACCAAGAAAATTTAAAAATGATGATAAAAGTATTGTAAAACTACCTGATGAATTTAAACCAATGTGGGAAAAGTCATCAAATCCATTTTATAAAAATGCATTATCATATTTAAGAAAAAGAGGAATTACACACGAAGATATACTAAAGTATAACATTGGTTATTGTGAAAGTGGTATGTTTAGTAATCGTGTAGTGATTCCAAGTTATGATAGAGATGGTAAATTAAATTTTTTTGTTGGTAGAGACATCTATGAATCACCAATGAAATATAAAAATTCTGCTACATCAAAAGATGTGGTTGGATTTGAATTATTCATCAATTGGTCTGAACCATTAGTACTTTGTGAAGGTCCCTTTGATGCAATAGCAATTAGAAGAAATTGTATTCCTCTGTTCGGTAAACAAATTCTTAAGTCACTAAAAAGAAAAATAGTCGAAAATAAAGTTAAAGAGATATATATATCTTTAGACACGGACGCGATAAGTGATTCATTAAAAATGGTTGAAGAGTTTATGAATCACAATATTGATGTCTACTTTGTAAAACTAACTGAGAAGGACCCTTCAGATTTGGGGTTTCGTAAGATGGTAGATGTTATAAAACAAACACCAAAGATGAAATTTTCAGACCTGATGAGGTATAAATTAAGTGGCAAGAAAACAGCAGGAATCGATTTGGAAATTTAACGATGAAGAATGGAAAGTTCACATCACAAGTGGACAACTAAAAGAAGAAGTGCTAAAAAAATTCAATCTTGGAAATTCCACAACTACTTATTATGAAAGTGGAACATGGAAAGAAGAAACTTCATGGGATTTAATAGTACCCAACAAACTCATTACAAAAGTCAAAAAATACATCAAGGATAATAGTTGATAAAAAATGTTGTAAAAGTTCCTTTTCGAAAACTTAAACACATACATCACATTTCGGACATACAAATCCGAAACTTAAAGCGACACACAGAATACGAAGAAGTATTCAATCGTCTCTACGAAAAGGTCAGAGAAAACAAAGACAATGCTGTTGCTTATATAGGTGGTGATATTGCACACTCTAAAACTGATATGTCACCTGAATTGGTTGACCAACTATCAAGGTTATTTAAGAATCTATCCGACATAGTTCCCACAATAATAATTGCTGGTAATCACGATTGTAATTTAAACAATCGTTCTCGTATGGATGTGCTTACTCCAATAGTTGAAAATCTGAATCATCCTGATTTACATTATCTAAAGGATAGTGGTATCTATACTTGTGCCGATACACAATTCGTAGTTTGGGATTGTTGGAGTGATGAAAAAGACTTTATCACATCAGACCAAGTAGAAGGTGATACTAAAATTGTATTGTTTCATGGAACCGTAGATAGATGTGAGACTGATTTAGGATATAGATTACCAAGTGATGTAAAGATTACAAAATTTGATGGATACGATATGGGATTACTTGGTGATATTCATAAACGACAACATCTAAATAAGGAAGAAACTATATCTTATTGTGGTTCATTGGTTCAACAGAATCATGGTGAAGGTTTAGACCACGGTTATTTACTATGGGATGTTCCAAAGAGAAAATCTAAATATATTAGAATCCATAATGATTATGGATATTACACAATGGATATCACAGAAGGTAAAGTTCCTAATGTAAAGGATATGCCAGAAAAGGCCAGGTTAAGAGTAAGGGTACAAGATACCGACTCGGTACAACTTAAGAAGGCCTTGAGTATAATACAGACCAAATATGGTATAAAGGAGATAGCTGTATCGAGAACTGATAGATTGACCGAAAGGGTTAGAGATGGTCAAATTGTTGATGTTGGAGATGTACAGAATCCTGATTTTCAGTATGAATTAATAGAGGATTATTTAGGTAGAAATCATATTGTAGATGAGAAAACATTATTAAAGATAAAAGACATTAATGATGAATTAAATTCAGACCTACCTGATGATGATGTAAATAGAAATATATTTTGGAAAATTAAAAGATTTGAATGGTCGAATATGTTTAGTTATGGTGAAGATAATGTAATAGACTTCACTAAACTCAATGGGATTATTGGAATGTTCGCACCAAACGCAAGTGGTAAATCATCTTTATTAGATGCCGTATCATTCTGTTTATTTGATACTTCTTCACGGGCCTTTAAAGCTGGTAATGTATTGAATAACAAAAAAGGTCAGTTTAATTGTAAAGCACATTTGGTGATAGATGACACCGATTATTTTATTGAAAGGAAGGCCAAAAAACAACGAAATGGTCATGTGAAGGTAGATGTTAACTTTTGGATGATTGATGATAGTGATGAGGTTGTGTCGTTAAATGGAGACCAAAGACGAACTACTAATTTGAATATCAAAAGGGTAATTGGTACATACGAAGATTTTGTGTTAACGGCACTTTCATTACAGAACAACTCAACTGTTTTTATTGATAAAACACAGAAGGAAAGAAAAGACCTTTTAGCTCAATTTATGGGAATGGGTATTTTTGATTTACTATATACAAGAGCTAGTGAAGAAATAAACGAAGTCTCTGCTATATTAAGAAACTTTAATAGAACAGATTATGATGTTGAACTTGCTGATTTAGAAAAACAAAACAAACAATACGAACAAGTACAGTCAGATTTAAGAAATCAGAAAAAAAGTCTTACAGATAGGAGAACTGATTTCAGTAATCAAGTTATACAGATGACCAAAAAGTTAAAACCTATTGATGAATCTATCATGGATATTGATAAACTTGAAAGTGGTAGAGATTTATTAGAAGAAGAATTATTAGGTATTGATACTCGTATGGGTTCGTTAGTTGGAACACAACAAGACAACAAGACTAAGATAAAAGAGTTTAAACGAAAGATAAATGTATATTCTGATGAGGATGTAAATGGAAAGTATCTTCAGTTGACTCATTTTCAAGAACATAAAAAAGAAATAAAAGTTGATATCGATAAATTAAAAATCGAAGTAAAAAATAAACTTGATAAAATTGAAAAACTTGGTCATTTAGAATGGGATGATAATTGTGATTATTGTATGAGTAATCCATTTACATTAGATGCTATAAGTACAAAGGAATCACTTGATAATGATAAAGGATTGGCCAGAGAAAAATTAGGTGAGTTGGATGGTATAGATGATAAAGTATCTGAGTTAATGGAGTATCATGATAAGAAAGTAGATTATGATAGAACTGTTGAGGCGTTAAGAGATATTGAAATCTCACAGAACCGTTTAGATTCAGAGTCAACATTACTTAAGGAAAAGAAAAAAACTACTTTACTTAAGATAAAACAATTAGAAGAAAAAATACAGAAGTATAACGATAGTGAAACTGATATAGAATATAATAATAAAGTCGAAAACGATATAGATAAATTAAAGAATAAGATTGATGACTTGGAATACCAAATAGATACTATCGATTCTAAAATACAAACAGCTCATGCTGAAATACAAGTAAATGAAACAAAGAAAAAAACCATCTTAGATACCATGAATGAGGTTCAAGATTTAGAAACTAAACAAGAAGCTTACAAATACTACATGGACGCCATCAAACGAGATGGAGTACCTTATGAATTGATTGAAAAGGCACTACCTACAATTGAGGGTGAGGTAAATGATATACTTTCTCAGATGGTTGATTTTGGTATTGTGTTAGAAATGGATGGTAAAAATATCAATACTTACCTGACATATGATGAAGATAATGTATGGCCGTTGGAGTTATCAAGTGGTATGGAACGATTCATTAGTTCATTAGCTATTCGTGTTGGATTGATTAATGTGTGTAATCTACCAAGACCAAACTTTTTAGCTATTGATGAGGGTTTTGGAAATATGGATTCAGATAACCTAAATTCTGTCTATATGTTATTTCAATACTTAAAATCACAATTTCAATTCTGTTTCATTGTATCTCATATTGAATCCATGAGAGATACTGTAGATTCCCTATTAGAAATCAAGAAAGAAAAAGGTTATAGTCAGATTAATTTTGATTAGTTTTTAGTAGATTTTTAGGTCTACTTTCTCTACTATTCTTTAAATCCATTATATATTTGTTTACAAGTGCGCTCATACTTGTTCTTTCGTCCTTCACATGAAGTTTAAACCACAAGTATAAATCTCTATCTACGGTAAAAGAAACTTTTTCTTTTTTCATACCGATAATCTCCTTACTTTATCCATACCATAAATAGTCAATTTCATAAATTTAGATATTTATTTAAAACATCTTATAGGAGAAATCTCTTAATGTCAGTCCCAAGACGATTTAATGAGCCACAAGGTTTAGCAAATATTGATGTTTTGATTGAAGATGACGCACCAATATCTCTCTATTTTAATGTAGTTGAAGTACCTGAGGTAATAACTCAAGGTAAAAGTTCTTTCTTAATCGGTGGTTCAAATCTATTAAAACCTCAGACTGAAATAAAATTCGAAATTACGAATGATGATACAGGTGCTGTAGTCTATACCGAGCCTGTAGCTGGTTATCTCGAAGGTACTTCTCGTAGAGTTTCTGTCGAAGTTTACGAAGATATTAATTTATTTGGTGATTCAACATTAACCGTAGTTGGTGAACTTGACCCCTCAAAGACCGATGTACCTATTGATTTTCAAGGTGTTTACAATGTAAGATATACAAGAAAAATTTATGTTAGTGCCGCTGGGGTAAATACTCAACCAATACTTTTTTATCAACAACCAAGAATGGTTGTTTCAGAGATTGTAAAACCTTATATAACTACAACTACACCAAGTGGTTCTGTTCAACAAACAGGTAATGTTACTGGTGAACCATCACCTGAAGAGTTAGGTAATACAACAAATACTAAACAAATTGAAGAACCTGGTAAATTTCTAAAGAAAGAAAAAAATTCATTTCGTACTAAACTATTCGGTGGAGGTGGTAATAATTCATTTGTAAGGAAGGGTAGAAGAAGAGCCCGTCGCTCATCACCAGAGGGAGACAAATTCACCATTACTAAAAAGGCAGGTAATGAATTTGATGCAAAATTAATTGGTGGTGAATTAACAATAAAAAATCCTCAAGTTGATACTTCTAAATTTGAACTTAAAGATTTTCATGAAGTTCCTACTTCATATAAAAGTGACATTGAGAATGTTAAAAATGCCGAAACACTAATACCAAGTACACCATTTACAATAATAGATACTCGTTTCGATGAAGATTCACCTGAAAGGGAAGTAATTGTTCCACTAGCAAATGAAGGGTTTGAGTTTACTGCTTCATTTTCACCATTACCAACTCAATCAATATCGACTGTAAATTTTAGGTCATATGCTGATATTAGATTATCAAGGTTAAGAACATTTAGTGGAGATATAGATAGGGTTAAAGTTTACGCAAGAAATAAGGATGCCTTTGGTGATTTTGAAATGGTGTCCGACCAACAAATTGAATCACCTGAATTATTATTTAATGTATTTGGAGCAGGTAATCAAAGAATTGGTTACTTTCACAGTCAAGACCATGTAAATTTATATTGGTCATCTGGCTCAAATACATTATTGACTCAAGACTCTCAATATATATTAAATTCAGTAGCGGTTTCAGGATCGAATTTAGGTAAGGATGACTTCCTATTGTTCCAACAAACTGGTTCATTACCAATAAGTTACCTCAAAGATACGGAATATGAAATAAGTGCAAATGTATTAGGTTTCACAGGACCTAAAACAAATATAGATGAATCCATATCAAATCAAGGTTTAGCAGCAATATTTATTTCGGGTTCAGGTTTTGAAAACAACCATGATTTTGGAAGTCAACTTGGATTTCAATTAACTAATATAAATAATAAACCAGGCTTCTTAAAAGTTACAGATGGTAATATACAAGATTTCGGAACAATAAACGAGACCTTTTCACCAGTAAGGGATGGAACAGGAGTTTTACAATTTGTAGTATTTGGTGGAAGATTTCATGTATCCGATGTAAGTATTACTCCTGCTACTGATACTGGATTTTCACCTAATTTTATACAAGTTATAGCACCTGTACCACCATTAACTCAAGAGCGACCTGATGATTACGAGTTCTTGGCGGAATTTTATGATGTAAATAATAATATTGCAGAAACAATATCATTTGCTTCGGCATCAACATTTCAAGGTGGTAATTCTTACATACTTGGAGATGATAATGTATTAAGTGGTTCCATGTTCATCGGTAGTTCAATCGGTGGTGGTATCGAAATGGCAGGTGTTAGTTCAGGATTTCTTCGTAGTATTGGATACAAAGGATTTACAAGTGGTTCAGCGTATCCAAGTCAAGGACCTGGTTTTCTACTATATAGTGGTTCGGTGTTATCAAACATTACAGATGATTATGCAAACGGTGGAGTTGGATTAGAATTAGTTGGACATAGTGGAAGTTACTTTAGATTTAGAACAGACCCAGCAGAACTCGATATCAGAACAGATGCATTTTTTATAGGTCAAGAGCCATTACAGTTCATAAGTGGTAGTGGTGGTAATATCGAAATTAGTTCATCGTTGTTTCACTTAGACCCAAAGAATGATTTATTAACAATTGGAGCTGATGCTGTTATAAATGCAGATTTAAGTGTTAATAATATATTCTCACCAGCTGGTACTAATGCACAAACTGCAAAGGCAGCCATTACATCTGAAGGTTTTGCTAGGTTTGTATCTGCCTCAATAGGTGCATTTAAACTTAATAACGACTCTTTATTTTCAGGACCCAATGACAGACCAAACTTTTTTATAAGTGGTTCTGCAACAGGCACAGATTTCTTTATATCATCATCAAACTTTCAAGTAAGGGCAACTGGTGAGGTATCAGCATCGTCATTACAACTTGAAGGTGGAAGTGTAGGTGGATTAGATGTTTCTGAGGGAACGGTTTCTGTTGGTGAAATATTAAAATTAAAAGATACTGGAGAAATAACAGGTTCTGCAGTTTTACTCGGTGACAAATCTGCCGCTCAATATTTACAATACATAGATAATGTATTAACTGTTCGTGGTGATATCACCGTTGATTCAATTACAACACCAGCAGTTATAGCAGGTTCACCTTCTACAGTATTAAATGCATCTGCTTCCATAACCGCAGACGGACTAGCAACATTTAAATCGGGTTCAATAGCTGGTTGGAAAATATTTGGTAGTAAATTATCAGGTTCAAATGCTACATTAGATGCAGATGGTGCAGCACTTTATAAATCAGACCAAGGACCTAATACTGATAGTTCAGCAGCCTTTCCACAATTAAGAGATGAGTATTATATAGACTTTACACCTGAAGGTGGTGACTCGTCAGGTTATTACATAAAGATGGGGCCAAACTTTGGTGTGGATAAGGATGGTATTTTATTTGCAAGTGGAGCTACATTTCAAGGTTCAATATCTGCAAGTTCAGGTTTAATCGGTGGATTTACAATTGGTAGTTCCTCTTTATTCAGTAGTGACCTATTCATTAGTGGTAGTCCATTAGAGGGTGGAGTTGATGACCCAAGATATATGTTCATTAGCACCTCAAAATTTAATGTAAAACAGAATGGTGATATAACAGGTTCTAACGCTAAATTTAGTGGTGGTGAAATAGCAGGTTGGACAATAAATGATACAAATTTAACAAGTAATGGTAGTGGAATTAGACTTAATGCTAATGGAGATAATTCAGAAATATCCATAAACTCTCATACCTTCGCAAATGAAGGAATACAATTAGGATTCAATGGTGGAAGTCCAAGATTTTACGCTGGTGATGGGGCCCAAAACTTTTTAAGATATGATTCGAGTAATGGTGTATCAATTAAGACAACTTTATTTGAATTAGATACACCTTCACTTGAACTATCTACGACACACGCTTCCATGTCTTTGGGAACTGGTCAAGAAGTTGTTATAAGAGGTAATAGTAATAGTCCATTTATAGCATTACAACCAAGTGTAGCTCTTGCAGATAAAGCTTTTGGAGAAACAGGAATAATACTTGCAGTTGCGAGTGGTACAACACCATTATTTTCAGCGGTAGGAAGTGGTGGTCATATAAAATTTAATGGAACTGGATTAGATATAAGTACTGATACTTTTAAACTTGATACCTCTACTTTTGATGTTGATTCGGCAGGTGGTGGAAGTATTGCACTTGGTACAACACCTAACACATCAATAGCAGGAACAAATAAAGGTATCTTTATGAGTGGAAGTGGTGACTTCCTACTTTTTGGGAACTCATCAAACTTCTTTAAATTTGATTCTACTGGAAATTCAATAGAACTCAAGACCGATACATTTGATTTAGATGCATCGACATTAGTGATGAAAAGTGATAGTACGGGTAGTATTGCACTTGGAGCATCACCACCTTCAGCTTTCGATAGTGGAACTGGTTTCTTCGTTGATGGTGGTGGAAATTTACTACTTGGAAGTAGTAGTGGAAATAGGGTTCAATATAATGCCACCTCAGGTACCATAACACTTAAATCACAAACATTTTTCTTAGACGCCTCAACAATCGTAATTGATAGTTCGGTAAATAGTGGTAAGATAGCGATGGGGCCTGTTCCACCTACAGCATATAATAGTGGTAATGGTTTCTATGTGGATGGTACTGGTAAACTATTGATTGGAAGTGGAAGTGGTAATCATGTTCAGTTCGATGGTAGTAATATTGATATAGTTGCTGAAGCATTCTTTATTGGTAATACCAACACTCAATTTATGAGTGGTAGTAATTCTAATATCGAAATTAGTTCCTCATTATTTCATTTAGACCCAGCAAATGACGCATTAATCATTGGAGCAGATGCAACAATTAATGCCGATTTAACAGTAAATAATTTAAGAACACCTGCACAAATAGGTGGGACAACATCTACGACATTAAATGCCTCATCATCAATCACATCAGAAGGATTTGCAAGGTTTGTATCTGCATCAATTGGTGGATTCGATGTTGATGATTCTACAATTGCTTCGACAGATGATAGCTTAATATTAAGGTCAAGTGGACAGATAACTGGTTCAGCAGTAATATTGGGTGACAAGTCAGCAGGTCAATTTTTACAATTTGTTGGTTCCACTCTGACTGTTCAAGGTGACATAACGGCCAATACAATTAGAACACCTGCAAGTATTGGTGGGGCAACATCAACCGACCTAAACGCTTCTTCATCCATAGATGAAAATGGTTTAGCTACTTTTAAATCTGCTTCAATTGCTGGTTGGGATATTACACCGACAGAAATTAAAAAAGGAACTAATGTATCTTTAGATTCTACCAATAAAAGAATTACAATTAATAGTTCTACATTTGGAGCTCAAGGAGTCCAACTCGACTATAATAGTGGAACACCAAGATTTTATGTAGGTGATGGGTCTAATAAACATTTGAAATTTGATGGAGCTGATGTTGATATAAAATCTGCTAAATTTGAATTAGACGCGAGTAATTTAGAGTTATCTTCCACACAGGCAAGTATGAGTTTGGGTGAAGGTAAAATTAAATTAGTAGGAGCCTCTACCTCAACAATTACAGTTGGTGCAGCAAACGCGATTACTTTAAAGGACGATGGAACGGATAGGTATTTGGTGGTTGGAGACAAGACATCATTTAGTCACTTTGACCAATCAACAGATGGTATTATATTTGGAACCGACAATGGAACTGCCAAATTTGAGATAGCATCCGATGGAGATAATTACATATCATTTAATGGTAGTGGATTAGATATTAAAGCCGAAACATTTGATTTAGCAACTACTAAATTAGTAATAGATAGTGGAACTAATGATGGAAAAATAGCATTAGGGGCAACACCACCAACCTCACTCACCACTAATAAAGGATTTTACGCCGATGGAACTGGTAAAGTATTAATTGGTGATGCTGATGGAAATAGAATAAGTTTCGATAATACTAACTTAATAATGAGTGCTTCTAAATTTTTCTTAGGTAGTTCAGCTCAATTTGTAAGTGGTAGTAATGGTAATATAGAAATTAGTTCAAGTAATTTTCATTTAGATGCCGAAGGTGATGTCATTATGTCAGGTAACATATCTGCCACAACTGGTGAAATCGGTGGATTTACAATTGATTCTGATGAAATTAAAAACGCTGGAAATATAGCCTTAAACTCATCCACTAAAGCACTAACAATAAATGATTCTACATTTGGAAATCAAGGTATACAATTAGAATACAATGGTGGTACACCAAGAATGTATGTCGGTGATGGTTCAAGTGAGTTTTTTAAGTTTGATGGTACTAATATTGATATCAGAACTCAAAAGGCAAACATAAGTGGTAGTGAGATTACATTAAAGGCACCTGACTTTTTCTTAGGAGATTTAAATAATTTTATAAGTGGTAGTGGTGGAAGTTTAAAAATATTTAGTACTGGTGACACCACATTAAGTGGTAGTTCAGTTACGATAGCGACTCCACAATTTTTTATGGGAGCTACTGGAAGTGCATATGTAAGTGGTTCAGAGGGTAATATAGAAATAAGTTCTTCTAAATTTTTCTTAAAATCCGATGGTACTTTAAATATAGGAGCTGGTAATTTAACCACCACGACTGATGGTGATGTGACCATGACTGGTACGATTACTGCTAACGCTGGTACGATTGGTGGTTTTACCATAGATGCTGACGAGATTAAAAGTGGTACAAATATTTCACTAAACTCAGCGAATAAAGCACTTACTATTAATGATGCTACATTTGGAAATCAAGGTATTCAGTTGGAGTATAATAGTGGAACTCCACGATTCTATGTGGGTGATGGTTCGAATCGTCATGTCAAATTTGATGGAACTGATGTCGATATAAAGACCGACACATTTTTACTCGACACTACAAACTTAGATATTGATTCCTCTACCGCCCGAATAGAAGTTTCCGATGGAAGTGCTACACGAGTAAGAATAGGTGAGGTCGATTCAACTGCTGCAAGTCATTTCGGATTAGTAATATTTGATGGTACTGGTACTACAGCTTCAGATGAGATTGTACACCTTAGTGACGCTAAAAATCAGATAGCAAGTTGGTCATTAAGTCCTAATCAAATCACAAGTCAAAACTTGGTAATAGATTCTGCTGGTATTATTCAAACATCAGATTTTGCAAGTGGAGTTCAAGGTTGGAGGATTACTTCTGCAAACAATGGTGAAGCAGAGTTTGAAAAGGTTACGGTCAGAGGAACTTTAGCTACAACTG